CCATCGCGGGTGTCTTATCGCACTTGCTAGATTCGATAGACGTTGCCAAGATGAGCAAAGGCGCGGTCACCACCGCGCATTCCGCAATAACCGCCACGGCCACCAGCGCAGAAATCGATTGCCGAGGATTCAATAGCCTGCTAATTCATTGGGTTTCCAACGCAACCGATAAAACCTGGGTAATCAGTATAACTGGGTCCACAGGAAGCGGTCTAACTTTCGTGCCATTGCTCGACAAAACGACGGGGCTTGCCGCAAGCGAAATCACCACCGACATAAGCGGCTTCTTTGTAATTAGCAATATACCAGACTACATCAAGATAGTGGCAACCGAAACCGATGATGGTGCAACCGTGACCTGCAAGGTGCAGCCGTTCAATAGTTGAGGGGCATATGGTCAGATCAGCATTGCCACAAAACCATATCATCGATGTGCCTATCCAATATCTAGATTTCCCGGCTCATACAGGATGGACTGTGGATATTGGTGCGGCCTCCACCGACACGGTAAATTACATATCAGGCGGCTCCGCGATAAAATGTACGGTCACTGCCGCTGGGTCTTGGGGAGTAGCGCGTCGCAAATTGGTAGACCTGGGCATTCAATCACCAGGCGACTTAAATAATCAGGTTGGATATATATGGGTATATTTATATAATCAAGTCTCTGAATATTCTAAAATTGCAATATATTTCATGCAAGCGGGCGTTGATAGCAATTATGCGATCCAAGAATTGCCATTGAGCGGTCTGGTCCCTGGCTGGAATCAAGTATATATCTCGCCGGATTCATGGAACTATTACGGCACGGCGTCTGCCGGTGCTGTATTTACCTATATAAAAGTAGGGTGCTTGGGGGCGACCGGGAAAACGCCATCAGCGACATTCGACGCGCTGTATTTCGGGCAGCGTGGGCGATCAAACTGCATCATCCAATTCGATGATGCATTAGAAACATCCTATACAGTGGGCTACCCTCTATTGGCCGCTGCTGGAATGGTCGGAACCATAAACGTCATCTCTGACCGGGTGGGCACGACTGGATATATGACGCTTGCCAAACTGCAAGAGCTATATGCTGCCGGTTGGTGCATCGCCAACCATTCCAAGAGTCATGCCCATCCGAATGTTGATAATATCGTCGCTGAATTCACTGGCTGCCGAGATTACCTAATCGCAAACGGGATGCCCCGCGGTGCGTCATATTTCGCATACCCCTATACAGAATGGAGCGCGGCGATGAACACGCTGCTGGCCGCGCAGGGGTGCGTGGTTGCCCGCACTAGCACGAGTTCGCAGAGATATTTATCATACCCATTCAATACTTCCGGCTCTATGTATGTGCATGGGGTCGGTTATTATCTGTATGACGCAACGACAACGGCAGTGATAGACACCGCCATCACAAATGCTCTACGTGCTGGCAGATCTATTCTATTTTTTGCTCATGAAGTTGAGGCATCCCCGGCGGGCGGAAACTGCTCGACTGCCAATTTGCAGTATCTTGTGAATCTAATGATAGCGAAAAACATCAAAGCGATAACGTGGGACGAATGGTACAACGGTCTCGCTAATCCTCGATATAGGTCGCTATCGCCTACCAGGACGCCACGATGATCGCCGTCTATCTCGCTTGCACGGGTCACCTTCGGCCCGCCTTAGATGCAAAATTACCCAATGACAGGCAGAACGCAAGCTGCCTACGAGGACCACGAATAGGTGAGTAAATATGTCAAATTTCGAAACTACATGCACTGTATGCGAAAATGACATTTCAATTACAGAACGGGAAATTAAACTTGCAATCCAGCACAAAGGAGACACCGGCGGCAAGATCCTGGTAAGCTGCCCGGAATGTTGTAGGGTGCTCGTGATGCCAGCCGACACGCCAGAAGGCAGCGACTTGGTGCAATGGATCACTGATGTCCAAGATGTGGTATGTGTCCCTATCCTGAATGATGACTATATCAGGATACCAGCCGGAAGAGAAACGTTGCTCGGAAAAACCAGCTACAAACCAGGCGGCGGTGATCGGTCGTTGGGTAAACGTGCATACATGTTCCGATATGGGATCAATCCCGAATGCGCTCTGGCAAAGAACCCGAGCATGGGCGGAAAGCCGTTTAAAATCGGTGACTAATTATGGCAGATCGGCAATGGAAAAAAGGCGGCGAAATGTTCAAAGAAAAGGACGGCAAAAAATATCAGCAAATGTGGACCAACAAGCCGCCCGGCCATCAGGAGCCTGTTTGGGTTGAGGTGAAATGATGCCTGATGACATATCCGTCTCAATGGCAGAAGGAAGCATCGATATCAATGGCTGGAAGGCAACCGGCGTAAGGCTCTATTCGCTCGCGCTGGTTGTGATTCTGGCATATGTGGCGGGATCGTTGTATGTAGGAGACATATCCGGCTTGAAAGAGATAGCGTTGATTGTAATTGCGTTTTTCTTCGGCAAAAAGGCTTGAGGCAACATGAAAAAAGCATTCATCTTGGCTCCACCCTACCAACCGCCCAACGACCTGCCACCTCATGACAACAATGTGGCCCTCTGGCAGGCCACCCTGGCGGCAAGAGGCTTTACATCGATTGTGACAAAATCGACTGCTGAGGAAACCATATTGGCCGCCGTGAGATCCAACCTTCCGGCCTTCATGCGGTCGTTGGTCAAAGGTGATCGGTGGGCCATAATCCGCACCGGTCACGGTTATAGGCAGCTCGACCAAAATGGCGACGAACCGGACGGCTATGATGAGTGTTTGGCATGCAGTGACCTAGGGATGCTGGTAGATGATGGGATGGCCACGTGGCTGGCGATGGCACCGGCGGGAACGGTTGGTGACCTGGTAGACGATTTCTGCTATGCAGGGACAGCGGACAAGGCACCGATGCGGAGCCCAATACGAGATAGGGTAATTGTGGGATCAGGCACCAAAGCCGCCTATTACAGGTACTGGCAGGCATGTGAGGCGTGGCAAACTGCATGGTGGGGGTATTTTGGCAGCATGCCGTACACGGTTTTCACAAAATGTCTATGTGACGCATTGGCAGCTAATACATTTGCCCCTGCCACAACCATCTATCAGATCATGAAAAACCGCCTGACGAGCTTAGAACCGTCCCAGACACCGTTGCTGAGCGGCCCAAATCAGAACACCGTACCATTTTGAGGCTACATGAATGGGAATCAAGAAAATAATGAAATCCTCCGGGCGATTGGGGACCTGGAGGGTACCGTAAAAAGTTTGGTCGAAAGCATCAATGATCAGCATGAAGACCTCAAGGGCGTGCGGGTGACATGCCAACGATTTGAAGACTATCGAGAAGCTCGGAAGGATATTCCCACGCAAATAGCGGATCTTAAGGTCGTTGCAAGTGACTATGAAAACAGTAAAAGAGTGCGCGATGAAAAATATGCTAAGGTAGATTTTTTAGTCAATAATTATAAATTGGTACTTGCGGTAGGATCGGCCCTCTATTTCATTCTAGGACTCTTCGGCATAGCGTTCTCGCGGGGGTGGATCAAATGGGGTTTGTAATCGATTGGGGGTGGGTGCAAGTCGTTTCTGTCTTGATCGCGTTTGCGGTAGCGGTCATTTTGCTTCGATACTTGCGAAAAATAAGCATGCTGATGAGGATAGGCATCGTATTGTTTCTGGCATGCCTCGCGATCGCAGACGAATACGCATCAGCCGGGCAGACGCCGATCATAGCGCCACCATCAACCCAATTGCAACGGGCTTGCATGACTTTTTTGGATGCGATGGGGCAACCGGACTATGTGCTCTTCCTGTCGAATGACTATTGGCCATGTCCATTGAATAATAGCAGTATAGGCAATTATACAGCATGAGGTAATATGCGACTTGTTGACGTCGATTTCAGAGAAATGCTGAATACATGGCCGGATGATGATATCAGATATCTAATAGATATCTGCAATGAAAAACTTTCGCAGTCACCTTTTAGGCGACAAGGTACATAAAAAGAGGGAAAGTCACATGATCTAGGGCGGGCCCTGTAATTGGCTATAGGCTCAGGCCCTTATCATGTTTTTCTGTTGCCGTCCTCATAATCAGGGCAATGCCCATTTCTCCTAAACATGGTCTCGCTTTTACATCGTCGGTTCTTCCTGCAATCTTTGCATTTCATATCTTCCTCATCAGTTTGCCCGCCAACCGACCTATCCCTTTCCGGGCGATTCTGCGACCTATGGCTTTCGGGCCGCGCTGGATGGCATTCAGGTCGTTGCTCCATGAAAGCAGTCGATAGATTAGGGATTTCAGTTTCATGCAGAGTACAACTCCTCCACGGCATCGTTTAATGCGATGCACGCCTTTCGCCACCCTTGCTCGTCGCGGGCATCGATCATTGCTTTGCATTCGCGGTATTTGTGATATACCGCTGCAAGAGCCGCGCGTTTCTCTCCTATGTCAGACATATTATACATGGGGTCTTTCATTCGTCCTCACCATCCGCCGGGCACTTGCCCTCATAAATGCAATCACAGCATTCTTGGAAGTCGCTGCCATCCAATTGACAGCACCCGCATCTCTCTTCACCAAAACCGTTCGGATTATCGCAGTAGACTGCGCGGTACAGGATGCCGTCGATTAGGAATTGATTCATTGTATCTCCTCATCGTGATTGATACGTTCAAGATTCACAACGGCATTCTTTCCAACTTCATACTGAACATTTGTTACCCGGAAAACATCACCCGGATTTACTGTTTCTAAGAAGTATGCCTTCATTGCTTCTCATCTCCTTTTGGTAGCCTGACATTAAACCCACAAACCGGGCAATGTGCATATCTTCTAGCTGGGTTGGGCGCGCGAGGGTTATAGTCCCAGGCGCGCGAGCAGGCGGGGCAGGTTAGGGAAATGGGCATTAGACCGCCCCACCCACACCATCGTAGACATCATCCACGGATACTGGGTGTGCCTTCATCCATTCGGCGGCTATCCGCTCCGCTGGATGGCCGTTTCGGATGGTTCGGTCTTGCCCTGGTGCCCAAACCTTTCCGGCGGGATACCAATATCCCACCCGCTTCTCTCCAGCGGGTTTCTTGCTGTAGGGATACATGGGATCGTATATCCCAAAGAGTCCTACATGGGTCGTGGTCGGGCGTTCCAACCCCATGCCAGCGACTGCCTGATCCATCTCATCTATAGATGAGAAGTACATTACGTGAAACATTTCCTTGTTCCCGGCAACGTATGACTTGTTGCCGGAATTATCGATCACCAGGGCGAAGGATTCTATTTTCGCCCTTATGTCTTCTGGGAATTGCGATCCAAATTCTGTTTTCATCTTAATACATCTCCAATACCCACTATGCTATATATCTATATATACTTATCCCTACCTAATAAACGACCCATTAAGGCCACAATTCCAGCCTACCAGTACAATTATGCCATCCATGTAGCGAAAGGCTGCCTACGAGGCGCTAGTGAGGTCAATATGTCGTCTATCCAACTTGTGAATCTAGGAGAAGTCCAAGCGGGCCTGAAAACGCGACTTGAAGAGATCACTGCGAATCAGGCCAAAGCCGCGAAGCAGATGGCCATCACTGCCAACCAGAACATTCAAGGTAATTGCCGGGTCCAAACCGGCGCGTGGCAAAGGTCCTGGTCGGGGCGCGTTGAGGAGATCTCTGAGCTAGAGCATGAGGTAATTGTGGAAAGCAACGGAGCTGAGCGGTATTACTACCTACAGGAAGCCATAAATCACCCTGGCGCAATTGGATTTCACCAAAGCATCCCGGAAATGACTGAGATTTACAAGCGAAATATGGGCCTGAAATGACACCCGAGCAGCAAGTCCTTGAAATTCTACAATCTTGGTCGTCGGATGTCGTTGTATTGCTGAAGCGCGCAGGATACTTTTCGCCGTCCATGTCGAAAGTCGCGAAAGAGGAGATCGCGGCCAAAATCGGCTTCGGTAAAGGCACACGGCTCTATAAGCAGCTAGCAACGATGTCAGAGGCGAAAAATTGGGAAGTAGCCAAGATCGTCCTAACAGAAGAAAACCTAATAGAGCTTAAGCAGGGCGCGCGGCAAGTCGCGAAAGAGCTTGGCGTTCCGTTTTCGGCCTATGATTGGAACCCGATAGCTCAGGCCTACTTGAAAAGGGAAGGCTTCCGGCTAGTCAAGACGCTTACGGCAACTGATCTGAAACGACTTGAAGCACAAATGCAAGCACATTTTGGACTCAATGAGAAGACTTTTGAGAGGCGATTTAGGGAAAACTATCCATGCAGCCCACATAGGACGCGAACTATATTCAGGACTGAAAAGAATAATGCTCTAAACGGGGGCGCGCATTTAGAAGCGAAATCGGTCGATGCCAAAAAGAAGATTTGGCGGCATAGTCACGGACCTAACCCGCGCAAGGATCACCTGGCGATGGACGGCCAAGTGAGAGACATAGATGAGCTTTTCAGCAACGGCAAGCAGTACCCGAATGGAGACCCGAATTGCAGGTGCCGGGCGGATTACAAGTTTTAGATATATGGTAGCAGTCCATAGATACCAACTACAAGCAATGAAAAGCTAATCAGTTCGATTACTTGCATTGCGCGAACATTACTGAATGCATCCCAATAGTCAGCGGTGATGAAATGGCCGCTTAGGAGGCCGAATATTATCCTGGATATTCCGGCTGTGAAACAGAGCCATGCTAAATCGAAATCCATCACACCCGCCACCACCACGGCATATTATCATAGATGCTCCATGCTCTGCCCAACTTGCGCCACCCGCACCAGACATATTCGCGTGGCTTGATCACGATTTCGTAAACGGTTTCTTTCGCAATTGGATGTAAATCCATTGTCATCACCTGAATAGCTGGCTTCTTCCCCTGGTTTCCTTCATCCAGGCGTTTAGCGCCTTTTCCAGAGTTGAATGCTCGTGTTTCAGCTTGTATTCCGTCAGAAATCGGTGGTTTTCCGATTCAATTTCAGCTAATATTTTTGTCACATGTTTATTAGGATTCTAATTAGAGAAATAGTTTTCGATAGGAGGCAAATATGTCCAATCCGGCCAATTACATTGCGCTCGTCGTTCAATGTTTCCTAGAAGACGATGCGCTATCGGCAAAATTCAACGGAAACATAATACCAGGATTTCAGAGAGTTCTGGCGGATGGTTATCTAAACTCAACGTCGAATCCAACCAAATGCTGCCTAGGAGTTAGCACCTTGAATCTAAACGAAAACGATTTGGGTGGATGTTCTTTTCATGGCCTATCGGAATACGACCAATTGATTGCGTTTGACTTGATTCACGTGTCTGACAATGACACCTACGCATGGAGCGCAGCTGCTGAAATCATGCGGCGATTGAAATCACCACTTACGAGCACCCTCGGAGGCGTGAGCTATTCGGTTACGAAAAAAGGAAACAGCTTGAAGTTTACGCAGGCCAAAGATCCTGCATTTCCAACTTGGATAGAACTTACGGCGACATGCAGACTCGGATATATTGACAGTTGATTAATATGAGACTAAAAATTAAAAACAACCTACCCCTTCCAGTAGCCACAATCTACCCGGAAGGCGGCGAACCTCTCTATGAAGAGGCAGGAACAGGCATACGGCTAACGGCTCAGGATTTCGCGGCCAATGCTGGCTACGAAAGCACTAAGGAATTCTTGGCCGCACTAAAACCAACGGAGGTAACCACATATGGCTGAAGGACCACAGTCACTGACGACCGCGAGGTTTGCGTTGCAATTTGAAACAACCGGCATCAGGGGGACCACCCCAAGTATCTACATCATCGCGGGTGGAAAGGTCACACCGACATCGACCAAGGCAACCGACAAGCGGCGGGTGGCCGGCAACCGCGACCCAGTGCTTAGCACCCGAAAGCCAGAAACTTTCAAGTGCTCCATGCCGATGCCTGCCCTCATTGAAAGCAATGGGTTGGGTGAGCTGCTTCTTGCCACGTTTGGCACGGATACCACCGGCTCACAGCTCGGATCATCTGATGCATACGATCACGTATTCACGGCCAACGACACCATAAAGAGCTTTACGCTGTGGATGTACAACACGCTGGCAACCCACAGCGCCAGGCTTTGCACCATCGATCAGATGAAGATGGAGATCGACCGCGAGAAGGGCATTGAGTTCGTGTTTGACGTCACTGGGACGGACGTTGTAGTTGATACCAACTTCGGCAGTGCATCATATGTTAATGTCGCAACCGATAAGCCAAAGCTCATTCCACCAGGTCAGACCATCCTTGAGTATGGCTCTCCACAGGCCAACGTACAAAACTATTGGGAAAAGATCACCATAACCAGCAAGGAGAACCCCAAGTACGGCGCACCCGGCAAGGCACCGGTTCCGGCGGGGGCAAGCTCTCCTAAGCTCGTTGTCAAGGGTGATAGGGACACCGACATCACCATCGAGATGATAGACACCGATGGCATAGAGTACAAACGGTGGCGCGAAGGCGGCGATACGGTACCAACTGCAACCGCTCAGGCAGATGTCCAATCCCTCACCAAACTCCGGGTTAGGAGCTTCGGCACACAGACAAAGGCATCAACTGCCTATCCCTGGTATTATGCCCATCAGGCTAATGTGGGAGCGGTCACACTTGCGATGGGTGGCACGTATACCGCAGGACTGTCCAATACTCCTGCATTCTACGAGATCTACTGCACCACCGACGGCACGCCGGATAAATTCAAGTGGCGCAAGAACGGCGGAGCGTGGTCAGCCGAGGTCGAAGTCACCGCAGGGGCAATGACGACCCTGGGAGACGGTTTGGAAGTGACTTTCTCATCCACAACCGGCATGACGGCAAACGATACGTATTATGTCTTCAGCCATTACCAGCGGATGATAGAATTTACTAGCCCAACCAATGTCATAGAGGATTTCAACTGGAAGGAATCGACCGACTTCTACAAAGGGACCATCAAGCTCTATGCAGAAGCGGCTCCGGCTGGCACAAAGCCATCCATGACTTTGAGAAATGTTAAGACATCTGCGTACAGTTAAATTCGTATAAATAGTAACCACCACGGCCAAACCTAGGGTAGCGCACCCGAAACTACGTTCCTGGGTAGCTGGTTTGGCCGATATTCACAGGAATTTCATATACAGGAGATGAAAAATATGAGCAACATTGAAAACGATGTAATTGACCCAGAAGATCAGGCAGAACTCCTCATGGAGATAACTGGAAAGAAGATTTCAGAAGAAGTAACAATTTTGAATCTGTTGCCAAAGTCCGACAAAGGAAGCGGCTACAGGGTCAAGGTCCGATACCTTCCAGCAAATGCCGCGTCTAACATGCAGTTTGACGACGGCTCTCCGATCAAGCAGGAAAAGAACCCCAAATTCAAGTATAAGAAAACGATGTCGGAATTTCTAAAGAAACTTAATGAGCTCTGCCTGAAAAACATAAAACTCATTGACGATTTGAGTTTCCCGGATCACGAATTTCAGAAAGGGGAAATTCGATTTTCTCATCTCGCGCCTGGTGAATGGACACGATTGAGAGATCTGTGCTTTCCCGGAGCAGATTTCGATACACCCGATAGCGAAATTGAAGATAATGCTCCTATTCGGAAGAGTGGGAAGGGTGTTCGGAAAGAGCCCGCTCCAGTTGGCGCATGAGTACGGCTTCGCATGCGATGATTTCTATGATGGGTTGTCACCTGAAACAAAAATATTGACTGACCATCATATTTTAAATCGTCTAATTGATGAGGAAAACAAAGCGCAAGAGGTCATGCGAAAAAAACAAAAAGATCAACATGATCATCCTGGCATGGAGCGGGATGAGTCGATTGATGTTTTTTGGGCCAGGACAGAAAGAGAGGATGATTGAGCCTATTTAAGCGAGTTTATCCTCATCATCGTGTCGATCATCATGCGAATAATGGTTGGTGTTTCAACTCCATTCAATTTTTTGCTCCACGCGTCCATGTATTCCAACTGACTTAAGGTCAATTCGACCTCTATAACATTGGGGTTATTTTCCACCATAATAAGTACTCATCATCATTTCTATAAAGAGGTTTCCCATGTCCGATACAGAACTTATGTACAAGGCCTCTCTGGATGGATCAGGCTTTGCCAGCGGCGCGGCTCAAATCAATAGTCACCTGCACCAAATGGGCATCAATACGAGTGCTGCCTCCGCGAACCTGGGGGGATTGGGAACTCTGTTAGGTACGATGGCCAATCCGCTCACCGCAGTTGCGTTGGGCATTACCGCGGTCGGCGGCGCACTTGTGGGATCTGCGCAGGCCGCTGCTGCGTGGGAAAGCAGCATGACAGGGGTGGCGAAAACTACCGGCTTGGCCGGGCCGGAACTGGAAAAGCTATCCCAAGACCTTTTGCAGATGAGTACCACGGTACCGCTTGCAGCAAGTGAATTGGCATCCATCGCAGCCGCCGGTGGTTCGTTGGGCATCGCGAAAGATCAATTGGCAGGGTTCACCGAGGTTGCTGCTCAGATGGGAGTGGGCTTCGAAATGGGGGCCGACCAGGCAGCCACGGCTGGGGCAAAGATTCTCAATGCATTCGGCAAGGAGATGAGTGTCGATAATTTCAGATCGTTGGGGTCAGTAGTCAATACAATGGGCGATGCATTTGCCGCCACTGAGCCACAGGTTCTTGATTTTCTCAATAGGGCATCATTCCTGAATTCCACAATGGGCCAATCCATCCCACAGGTGGCAGCGTTGGGCACAACCCTGATCTCAACCGGCTTAGAGGCTGAGGTCGCTGCAACCGGTATCAAGTCGATGCTCAACATGCTGACTTCGGAAACATCCAAGACCGGCGGCATGAACAATTGGGCTAAACTGATGGGGACCTCAGTAGAAGAATTGAAAACCATGGTCGCAACCGATCTTAATAGCACCCTCATTGAAACCGCCAACAAGATAGCCGCTATCGAAGATCCGGTAGAACGATTCCAGGCAGCGGTTCAATCGGCTGGTTCCGAGGGCGCACCGGCATTACTGAAGCTGGCAGGTCAGCAAGACAATTACGCCAAAGCCCTAGGAATGACGAATTCCGAATGGGAGAAGGCCAACAGCCTCCAGAAAACTTTCGATGCGCAGGCCGGAACCGTGAACAGCCAATGGACAATGTTCACAAATACACTTCAATTAGCAGCCACCCAATTGGGCACCGGGATGCTCCCTGCGTTGGGTCAGGCGTTGGGATTCATGACAGATTTGGCGAAAGTCGCCATCAAGGTTGGGGAAACCCTGGCTGACTTGGGCGCAGGGGACGTACTCGACACGATCTGGAAACTCACGCCCGCTGGGATGTTAGCCAATTCTGAAACAGCACAAAGTGTATGGGGGGACATCAAGGAGTGGGCCGGAATCGGCACCGAACACGCCGAACAAATGGCAAAAGAGATAGAAGAAAGCGACAAGCTGCAAAAAGCAGGAGCCGAAGGTCTACAGGCCGGTATAGACGCCGGTGTCCTGAAAGACCCCGCCAAAAAGGCCGCACAAGAATTCAGCAAAGAGTTTGTTGCAGAATTCGAACTCGCGCAAGCAGACCGCGAGATAGCCAATATTCTTGCTGATAGCGCAAATGGCATGACTGCCCAAGACACGGATGAGGCCCTTCGCACTTTCGATTACCTTGGAGAACAGTTCGCTCTGAATATCCGGGCGCATACGGGCGCGGCTATTGGCGACTGGTATACATATTCTCTGAAAGCGGGCGATACCAGCCTCGTGAATGATCAGATCGGCACTGGGTACATTGACCCGTTGGCGGCATTCGAAATGGCCACCGGCCTGCCAGCACCGGCCAAAGGCACTGAAGCATATTACCGGCTATTGGGGGATAACATCGCCGCCGAAAAAGCGAAGCTGCAAGCACAATTAAAAGATCCGTTTGATTACAGCGGCATAGGATCTGATTTGCTGCCCAGGATGGAAAATGAAGGTGCGGTAATTGGCAAGATCGGATCGGACCGGGCAAAAGACGCATACATTGCGTTCCTTGACAATTTCCGAGAACCGGCGGTCGAAAAACTGAGCGACGTGCTTCATGAGATCGAGGTGTTGGCAACTGAAAGGCCGCTCGCTGCTAGTGAATACCAGCTATTTGGTGAAAATTATAAAGACCGACTGTATGCCAGCATAACCGACATGAAGCCATATCTTAAAGGACTTTTTGGCGATCTTGGCGAAACTGGCACTAACGCATTTAGCGACCGTTTCTTCTCGGATGCCGAAAAACAAGACCTGCTTGGTATGAAACCATGGCTGGAATACTTGCAACAGAAATCACCAGAAGAGTTCGCTAAGGCCGGCGGAGATAGCTGGCTCAAATTCATTGACGCGATCGAGGCTGGCGCCTCATCGGCGGAACTGGAAAAGATGTTTGGTGATATGGGTGTAAAATCTGGTAAAGCCTTCACGGACGCGATAACCGGCGCCACCTTGGGCATGGGTGAAACCAGGACGCTCGTAGACATCCTGGGGGGGGATAGGTCAGAAATCACCGACCTGATTGAATGGAGAAAGAACACCTTCCAGCCAGCGCTTCAGATGGATTTCGATTTGATCTATAAGCAGGCCCAAAGTTATTATGCAGATGACGTTGAACTCATGCGCAACTGGTTTGACGAAAAAATTGAGTATGCTGAAAAGTATTCCGATGACTTCGAACAGTGGCAGCTCAATATCTTAGCAATGGTCAAATCCAACGACCTAACCGAGATGCAAGCCGCTCAGTTGTGGTCAGGTGCTATCAAGAAATCAGAAGAGAGAATGGAGAAGCTGGCTAAAGATTCCGGGATGTTCTACGGAGAGCTGATAAATAACCAGGCCAAGTGGGAGGATTTCATCAATTCAGAGGGCGGATTCGTGGGACCAACTGCCTACTATGACGATTACCGAGAAGCCACGGACCCAAACAAGCTGGTATCTCAGAAGATCAACGAGAAATATGGCATAGCCACATCAGGAAGCAATAGCATAGATTATACTTTGAATATCGATACGACCACAACAGACTTCGGCCTATTGGCGGTAGACAAAAAGCTTGCGGACATAAAAACTTCTTTGGAAACTCCTTACAAGTTCGATCTTGAGTTCAATAAAGAAGAAATGGAAATCCTCAAAGACATGGAGGATTTCGTAACCAAGACCGGGAAGTATGACAACAAAAAGATACTGCTTGACACCGGGAATCCAGATGAACCGGCATCGGACATCGGTGAGAGGTGGACTACCACACCGGCTGCAAAACCGTTCGTAATCACGGTGGATGATGCCATACTCGCTCTGGAACGGGTGGATAAAGCTGCAATGCGTCCCGTAACAAAGCCTCTGAAAATAGACGATCTGGCTGCGATTGAGTCAATAAACCGGATTAACACTCTGGCAGCAGTGCCCGTATATAAAACGATCTATATAAACGAAGTCTCATCTGGATCTTACTCGGCGTCCTCTAGTGTCCAATCATCTGGGTACGATTGGAGCCAGAACCAATTCCCGACCCTGTACGCAGGAGGCGGCTATGTGGATCGCCCAACGCTTGGTATCTTCGGAGAGGCTGGCGGCGAGTTCTTGGTCCCCGAGCACGACATGGCCTCACTGATCGAGTCCCTGACATCCAGAGCAAACGTGAACGTAGGCACGACCATAGACGACTCGGGAATCTCTGAGCAGCTATCAAGTGCTATCAGCAAGATAACGGTGCCACCGATCATGGTGCCAATTCAAGTAGAAGTAGACTCGGCACAGATCCAAGAAGCCGTCTCAAAAGCCATTGCGGTAGAGCTGTCTGGTGTCAGGGCAAGGAGGAGATAATGGACGATGGCATCTATCAGGTAGTCCGGGCACCGTATGCCATAGCCGATTATGGGCCAGAACTGGTGCTGGAGGATGCCCCCATGGGAGTCACTGTTCGTACCTTCGATGCCGGATTTAGCACAGGATCGGTTTGGAGGGACCAGCGGCACGGCATGAACTTTGAGGTGCATCCTCCCAAAAATAGCAGGATCAATAAAATAGATGTCTATGTAGACTTCTATGGAAAGGATGGGGTGTTTTGGGGAAATCCCTCGGTGTACCCGAACCACAGCACCGACTGGATTTTCTTCGCTCACGACTCTCTGGAAGGGAACTATTGGCCATGGTTAGGAGAGCCGGAAAGCACGTTATGGGGTATCACATGGTATCACCCACTAACTCCTCCGACTGGCTGCCTATTAACTCCGTTCGTCTGCGTGGATGGGGTCTTTTATTTCGGCTCGGCAACATCCCTTGGAAACGACTACACGACGAAAATCAGCATATCATACTCATGGGCCCTTAATCCGGCCACGGGCGGTGCCTGGGAGCTTACGCCAACCTCGGACATTTTCTATGGGGTCAAAGTAACCACACCGGACACATATACATGCGGGACGTACAGGATAGACAAATGCTATGCCAAGATCTATTACAATGAGCCGATAGCAGCAAGCAGCGTTTCATATAAGAAAATAAACGCGATCCCAGACACCGAAGTTCTAACCCAGTACACCCAGGCACCAATCAAGGCAGATAACCTCAATTTCAGATTGCCGTACAGGAACTTCATACCAGACAGGACAGAATTAGCGTTAATCAAGAACGGCGTCCTGGTCTGGATGGGGCTATCATGGAATTCAAATGAGGTTCATGGCCAGGAAGTCGAAGTCTTGGCAAAATCCCAGCAGATTCTCTTAGATTACCGGCTGTTGGGGATGGAATATCTACAGTATCCGGCCACCCGCACTATAGACGACATGCTGTCAGATGACACGCCGTTATTTATTCCTCCGGACCCCGGGCAAAGCGTTTGGTACTATTACGCCCCGTATAATTTTAGCTATCGTTATCTTGAGCGGACAATAACAGATGTATATAATATTGGCTTTTTCTATTATCTCAATTCCTGGAAAGGCTCGTATGGTGTGAATTGGGATGCTATTAATCCGGCAATATTTTTGGCCGAGCCGTATTACATGACTGAGTATAACACCTGGCCATTGAGCATTCTCGAAGACCACGAAGTCGATACTTTCATCCGGCCAGGCACAAACGACCTGGGCACCTATCATTTCACCACGCCGCCCGATCTGAAGGGCATGGCGTCAACAGTATTCAGTGACCTTTTCTCAAAGCTTGGTCAAGAAGTCCGATATAGGTATGAGATGGACGGGAATGTCTATCAGGACGCAGCGATAGAAATAGCGTCAGGATCGGCCACAAACCCGCTCATGTCGTTTGTCGATGGCCAGGATAACTGCCGGATAATCAAGAAGATCCCAAGCGACCCCGCGCCCTCGGCTGCCATTGGATTGGGAAACAACCCGAAAGTATCAACCCTCTGGAAGAAGGCGACAACCTGGTTTTCCAAAGTCTTCAGCACCTCCAGAACCGGCCCAGAACTGCAGGAATATCTCGATGTTCAGTTGGATGAGGATGCCATCACCTACGAAATCGAAACTCAAACAGCTATCTGGCATCTCAGGACAGGAGACTATATTTCAGTAGAGGTACCAGACGAAGGTGCTAAGGTGGTTCGCATAAGGCAGATCACTACAAGTCACGCGCGAACGACGATAACGGCGGGCAAGCGGCTAACCGGACTCAATGAGCAGTTTGGCGTCTTCCGAGACGCAAGATATGCAAGCCACACGAAAACTCCGGTCCTGAAAACCAGCATCGCCACAAGCAATGAACTGGCAACAAGCACTGCTTTTACGGTGACTTCTGTCAACTTGTCGGCGGGTGGATGGCAATGCGCCGCAAAAATCGACTGGGGGTTCGTCATTGTCCCGATAGTCTACGGAAGCGACCGGGGAGAGGCATCTGATTATGCAGCAATTTATAAGCCAAACTCCAATCCGGTTGTTATACATGCTTATATCCAGGTAGCAGGCAATTTTTCGGACTATGGGCACCATGTTTATCAGTTTTATATAACAAGAAACATGACGGCATACAGGGACGTTCCAGGTGGGACGCCGCTCATAGTGACAATCGGGCAATTTAAGTGGAGAAAAGACAGTGGTGCGTGGAGTGAAGATACGGATGGATATGATATCTGGCATGAAACCACGGAGTTCAATATAAACATGGGAGATGGCTTGGAGGGGCGGGTCATATTCAGTTGTGAGGTTCCAAACTTTCTCACTCAAGGAAGTACAAATGTCATAGGCAAGTCTGCGTATGTTTATGTCTGCCAAACCATAGATCTTTCGGAAATTGGCAAGGTGCTCATCTTGAAATTGGACGGCAAGGCCATCCCACCTGGCAGGTTCTTAGCGTTGGGCAATTCCGGGTCAATGGAAGTAGATATAACAGAATTTTGTGACGTGGCTGGGACATACACCCTGACGACTTCCCTGACCAATGGGCAGCCAAAATCAACGTCAAAAAATTTCTATCACACCTTGGGGGGAAGCATTGTGCAGTCTAAGTATGTTATCCCGTTGGAGGCCTGAATGCTAGACACCGGATTCTATTTTTATGATGGCACGAAATACGAGAAATTTGCCGCTCAGTTGCAGGAGTTAAAGCAGTGCATCCAGACACCGATTCAAGCAGATGAGCTGGTTGTAACGGTGGATGCCAGCACCCCTCGGCCACCGTTCAAAGAGGTTATTTTTGTCGTTGATGGCACGCATATTTTCCATGGTATCATCACGAAGATAGAGGACTTTGGCAACAGTTATGATCTAACCTGCAAAAGTATGCAGTATCTCCTCGATTACAGGATCATTCCAGAAAATATATATCATGATGTGGATATAGATACTATTCTATCTTCTGATATCCCAGAGACCGTAATGGGCGTCGTTTTCCTGGTCAACGCTTTCATTCCGAACGGCAAATGGGTCTACCATAGTGCCACGGTCAGCAAGCTATTGGGCGGCGGGCTGAAGTCGTGCTTCGGCACGCTCCCTCTTTATGCCTCGACGAGTTATCCAAATGCTGGGTCAATAGACTCCTGTGATGGAATAGCGACGCTGGCAGACGCCGGAGCCGTGCCTACCTCGGCAAACAAGTATTACCGGACGGTGGACGATCTCTATATCCGGTTCGGTGATGGGTCATACAGAGAGAATGCCTATCTGGTGGCCGCGCATAGGTGGGCCGATACCAGGATAAGATATCATTCATGTGACATAGGAACCTACCAGAGCCCGGCAGACTTCTCTCTAGTCGGCCAGGCATCGATGGTTTTGGACGACTTTGCTCAGAAGCTGGGCCGGGAAGTCGAGTTCTTGCCGTGGCATGACGGAACATTGCGGTACATCTTGGCCTCCGAAGTTCCGGGCAGGAGCAGCGAAAGTAATCCTGTTAGGACCTACCGGGACGGCGAGAATGATGCAAGGATAGTCATAAATGATCAGGATATCCCAGACGTGCAGGCAGCCATAAGCTACAGCTCCAAGCCAGACGAAATCCCGCAGATAGTGACGGAATGGAGCCCATGCGGCGTGCAGCTTATGAAGGGCTACGAGAATCCAGGCTCACCAAAAGAAGATGTTCTGATCTCCCTGCAATCGATCATAGCAAACAACGAAGACACTGCGAAAGTAGTAACCAAGAACGTGGATTATTATCTCAGGCCGGGTGATTGGGTCGGACTCTATAGAGAGGATAAAGGATCGTTCGCGTTAAGGATCAAAGAGAAAACAATAACCAACGGATCAATGACATTATCCATGGGCAAAAGGATAGTGGCACCATCAACCGTCTTCGGCTCATATCTCCGGGGAGAAATAGTAGATATGGACATGCCAAGGGCTATCACACAACTCTACGAAAGCGGGGAAACCTTCACGGTTTCTTCAGATAATTATGCTCTTGGTGGCCTGAAAGTATATTATGAAGAGACTCTTTCAATTCTCGCAGGAGTGGCAGTTTCTCCCATATCATTTTTGGTACTGAAGATAAACGGGGATGTCATAGCACCGGGCAGGATAAAGCTGTCTAGTAGCTCAACGAGCATAAAACTCGATATTACCGATTGGTGTACCATGCCAGGAACTAATACAGTAGATGCAGACCTATATGCAACCGGATGGGCACGTGGGAACCGATACGTCAAGCAATACCTGGGAGTCCAATTCTTTGCACCCTGAAGGTAGTCTATGCAAAAATATAAAGCAGATACATTGAGAACAGACGACATGAGGTACGTAGAATGAGTCAGACTATCCAGTTGGGGACGATGAGCCTATTTGGCGATGCCTACGGCCCGTTTACGCTGTCTGGGGGGTATTTCGAGGTCAAGCAAGTCGGGGCCACCTCGCTCAGGACCGGCGCGTGCAAGGGCGATCCAAAGGGGTCGTCAGTCAAATTGGCCGTAGTGTTTGCGTCGGCGGCAGAAGCATCTGCTTTTCTGGCTTATATCGCCCCATTCGATCCGGATGACCCCAATTTTTCGGAAGAAGATGGCGCCAACATACCGCTATACATCCGAGACGCGGATTGGCATTATAATGTTTATGCAGTTGTAGCCAGGCCGGAACCAATATCACGCAATCCGATGGACTATATACAATATAGCTACGAGGTCGTCTGCTATCTATATTCACCCTACAGCGAGGCAGCAACGCCGCAGACATTTGCACCGGCCTTGACGAAAATCAGAGTAACCGCAAACGGCACGCTTTACGCTCTCGATGCAAACGGTATAGTGCATACATATTCGGCGGGATGGGCTCCATTAACAGGAGAACAGCCAGCTGCATTCATTCAGATTACCGCAAATAATAGCTCTCTGTTGGCCATCACGGCGGCGGGAGCGGCGTATAGCTATTCCGCTGGCACGTGGTCAGCCGCGTTGGGAGGCGCGACTGGTCTAAAGGACATTTCAATAGCATCGGATGGGACGATTTACGCCACCGATTCATCAAACAAGCTGCGACGGTGGAATGGTGCGACCTTAGACGATCTGACGGGGGAATGTTATCAGATTGCTGCAATTGATTCGACACATTGTTATGTCCGGGGAGGAGATTATAACCTGTGGCGGAATAATGGCACTTCGGGCGATTGGACCCAAATAACGACATCAGCAGACACGCATGGCATACAGGTTGCAAGCGATGCAGCCGTGTATGGTATATCCACAACAGATAACGCCGTGAAGCTGTCAGGTTCGACTTGGGTCAGCCTCGCGAAAACCGTCATATCGGCGTCTCCGAAATCGTCAACAGAAGCGTACTATATCGCAAGCGACGGTAGCGCCTGGAAGTACGCCACGACATGGAGTCAGCCAATGGGGTCCCCGTCACTCGATAATTCGGACGGCCATATATCAAGTTCGCCAGATGTTGAAATTACTTGCGGCTACCTGAGTGGCAATGCAGAAGATGTAACCGTGTCGATCGCCGATGGCCTGAGCCTGATATTGTGCGATGTGGCACTGAGTGACGAAATTTTGGAGTTAGTAGGCAACGAGAATAAGCTATTCCAGACCTATGAGGATACGATAACTGCGGGCACCGTATGGGGTCATGATTGGACTGGCGACGGCACGTTTGATACGGATCACATGGAGCTAGACGATGAAGAAGAAGCCTATATCCTACTGAGCGGGCCGCACCAGATCCGGACGCCGATCAAGATGACGGCAGATCTCTCGCTGGATTCGGGCGGCGCTACCAATGAGGCATATGTGCAGATCAGCCCGGATGGCGTAGCATGGGAAACGGTGCTTGACCAGGATGATTTTGAGTCCGGGTCGGCAGAATACGCCCTGCAAGGCTCGACGTACATGACGGATTGCTACGTCAGACTCTACTGCGCGTCGGGGACATCCGGAAAAAATCTCAATATCGGCGCGATCAAATTCGAGGTCGAGCGATGGATTGAATACGGTGCTGTGCCGGTTGTCGCTGCTGGGGCGGCAAAGGTCATGACAATATCGGCCACTGGGGGGTCGATCACGGTGATCGGCACTTTTGCGCCACGGCATAAGTTCATCTAAGCGACATTTCAATCGTATATTTTTTATCGACTTTTTTCCTTATCCAGCGTCAGTTTTAAGTAGTCATGCGGCATACCTCATATCAATGAGACGATCTAAAATGGAAATGAAGATAGCTATCTTGCAGGAGCTTTCCAAGAAGGACCACCTGCAAACCCAGCTATCTGATAAGCTGAAAATCAATCCGACTACAACCAAGACATGTCTGCTTGAGATGCGAAAGGCGGGGCTGCTGTCTAAAGCTGGCTGGATATACAGCATCAGGCAAGATGGTCTGGATTTGGTAGAAAAATTGAGCAATGTGGAGAAATTGGGATGAGGATACTACTCAGTGAAGAAGAATCTAGAGAATGGCAAGAGACAAAGGCCCGTGAGAAGATTCTAGAAGAGACTTCCAGGTTCCCGCCTGGCATGAAGCTTCCAGATGGGTGCAAGCTGACCAAGATGCCCCTTATTAGGCTATCCAAGGAGCAAAAAGCCGAGATCTTGCGATTGGCGGCAGATGGCCTCAGCACGCCGGACATCGCGACCACGTTGCGAATCAATGGTCGTCAGGTGGTGGGTGTGATCCAGGGGCATAAGCATCCCATTTCGGCCAATCTCCATGCTGCCCGCCAGAAGCCAAAGGTCGAAGGATTGCAGCCCATGAAGCCACTGGTCGTGCATGCGGTAGAAACCCCCGCAAACAAGCCCACATGCAGCTCTTGCGGCAAGCCGCTCAGTCATAACAAGGTTGCGATCGGCGGCAAGCTATATTGTTGCCGGCAGTGCGCACCAAAAAAGGTGCCTGTCATGGTGACGAAAAAGCCAAAACCGATACGTAGCAATGTGGATATCGATAATCTCATTGTGGATATGGCATCCAAGCCGCAAATCGAGATAGCGGATGAGATCAATCGAAAGTTTGGCGGTGCGTGGCTACCCGCCGATGTCGAAAAACGACTTGCCGATCTGAGGGCACATGATTGAGGTCTTCCTGGCGATCGGGCTGCTTGTCGCGGTTCCGGTGTGGTGGGTGTGGCTGTATATGCATCCGGAGGCAGGACTATGAACGATTTCTTCCTTCTCAATTTTGGCTTGATGGTCGTATTTATTTTATTAGCAGCAATCGCGATCACATTCAGTCGGATATGTCGGAGGATCATATGAGGATTAGGGCACGCAAGTATCCTGGCAGGGATATATCGACCGTCACCGCGTGCATGTGGCCGAAGTCGCGATATTGGCTATGTGGTCCGCACATGGCAAAGAACTGGAATAGCAAATACGCAGATCGCGATCGACAAGAGGTGATTGCGTATATTGCCCAAAATGGGCCGAGTTCTTGTTACGACGTAGAATTGTGCTGCCACATGGAGAAAAAGGCCGCCACGCGGATTCTGGTGGCTCTGGAAGGGCAGCACGTCATAGAGAGATGTTATTTTGGCGGCGAGAAATGGAGGGCGATAAAATGAAGGTGAAAACATGACCGTGTTTATCTATACCACCGGGTCTCAATGTGCTCGCTGCAATACGCTCAAGGCCGCCTTCCAGACGGCACAGATAGCTTATGAGGAGAAGCCGCTAGATGCCATCGCAATAGCAGACTGCCTATGTGATACCGGTGAGCTGGTCAACGCCGCGCCTCTTGTCAAAGACGGTGCGATGTGGTTCCTGGCAGATGACCTTTTCTACAATGGCAATCTCGTTGCCAATTGGCAGCAAGTGCTGAAGGGCGTTCGGCCACGCACGGAGTTCACTGGCAAAGCGACAACAGAGGCAAAGACACATAAATGCGACAAAATATGGAAGGAATGACATGATAAGAATTACAGTCGAAATTCCAGACGCACCGGATGAGGATTATATGGACGTATCGAGATGCTATGGGGATATTTTGGAAGAAGCTCCTTATAATCATCTATTTCGGTCAGAACTTGTAACAGAGGTTTCACGATGATATACCGAACGCCAATCGAGATACTGATGTATATTTTCTATCGGATGGGCAGGCCATGAAAACCATAAATGGCATCCTACGTGAATTTCAGGTAACGGACTCCCTGAAGGCCCGTGGCTACATCTCATCCGAGATGTATGAAAAATACAAGCAGGACACCGCGAGCAAGTTGCTGCTTGCCAGTAAAGAAAAACGTTCTTGGTGGCGCATATGGTGAGGTTGCTTATCATCTTTTTGCTGCTATCATTGGCGGTGGGTAGTGACATGTCGATGTATGTGGCTGGAAACTTCACAGGAAGCGGATTCAATGAATCCGTGATTGCAGCACCAAACGCAAACGTTACAGGAAATAATAGCATTTGGCTGATTACATGGAATGATACCGATGACAGAAACGATCTATAAAGGCCACTGCCAGCATTGCAAATGGGGCCGAGGGATGTTAGGATGTATGCCGAATCGCATGGCGGCTAACGGGGGCAATTGCAAAGACTGGCAACCCAGGAAGCTATCCAGGGTGAAAAAACTGAAGACTAAGCGATTGGCGGCCAATGGTGGGAGAGGAGGCGCATAGGATGCTAGTGGCAAAATGGGTGGCATGGTTAGAAAATAAACTTTTTGGACATGAATGCAGTAATTGTGACAAATTCTATGAAGACGTTCCAGGATGTGAAATAGGAAAATGTGAATATATCAATAAAAAAGCTAGACGATGGCAATACTGCTGTTGCTGGAGGCCGAAAAAATGACCTGCATAATCGGCCTGAAACGAGACGGCAAAGTCTACATGGGCGCGGATAGTCGCTATCTGGATGGGTGGCACATAAACAGATCGCCAAACCGCAAGATATTCCGAGCGGGCGAGATGCTGATAGGCACCAGCGGCAACCTTCGTGTCTCTGACATTTTGCAATACAATCTCGATGTTCCGTCGTTGGGCGGACTGGATCCTGCCAATTACACGGCGCAAGCCGTTATACCGGCCATCAGGCAGGCTCTGACAGAACATGGCGCTATTGGCCTCATGCCAGATTCGGCCATTATGATTGCCTATCAGGGCTGCCTGTTTATTATTGGAGAAGATTTCTCATTGAGCGAAATTGCTGAATATGAGGCGATTGGGGCCGGGGCGAAATACGCATTGGGCAGCATGTATATGTGGGCGTGCGCACAACCGCTCGGAGAAAAAGGCGATCCCATGATGCAGATTGAGGCGGCGTTGGCCTGCGCGGCTTACTTCAGCGCGAGCTGCGCCGGGCCGTTTGTAGTTGAAAAATTGTAGGATGTAAGCTTCATACATCATAAATTTTTAAATCCTGGCATTAATACGCCATCTATATTGTTTGATCCAAGTTTATAAAATTCCGGGTCAAACAGCGTCGACATTCTTGTATTCTCAATTCCCAATAACGCACCATATCGGTCATAGTGGCTGCAATATGGCAAATCGTTGCTGACTATATAGGTCCAAACGTCGCGGGCCGTGAGGTTCATCAATGGGTAACATTCCAACATTTTACCATTCCAACGGAATGGTTCAGATGCTTTGCGTTTGCGTTTTCCGGATTCTTCTCGGCGGAGGCCAATGAATGCCAGATCGTATCCTTTTGATATCAGATCGGGTTGCACCCGGCCAAACATCTCGGGAAAATAGATGTTTTTGGAAGTTCTGCCAGCGAGATCATATTTGCTGGATGTGTCCACCCGGATATTCTTTGCCCCAATTGTTCCCGCGATGCCCAATATCTCAGTTTCCAACCCCATCGGAAAATAATATTTCCCGAAATAGAAATGTTCAACTAAGACCTCAGGACAGACACGTAGAACCATATGAAGCATAACCAGGCTATCTTTGCCACCTGAGTATGCGATGTATGGTTTATTTGCCCGATCGAGGGCCTCTGCAATGAGTCCTTGAGATGCTTCGATCCGGTCTTTGTAATCATCTAATTCAGCATGCATTTGGAAGGCAGCCTTTTCAATCGGTGTCATTGAAATCGTTTAGACTCCTGTCCATACATGGTTTTTTCCCATGAATCTTACCATGAATCTGTTCATATTCTTCTCGGAACGATCTTTTAGATGGCTTCTGGTAGCATGTATAGCAGACAGGTCCAACGCCGGATACCGTCATCTTGCCATCCAGGTCAGATGTACCGCATAGTCTACATTTCATAAGTCGTGCTCCTTCTAGGATTTCCAAAACAGTTAGCAGAATGACGCACTAGAGACGGTAGAATATCCGTTGCATGGTCAACTAAGTTAGGTAGGCAGATCCAAACAGGCTCCTTTTTGGCCCGAAGGAACATCTGCAATTGCTCATCATGCCAAATTCGATTAGCCAAACGACCGTTATCTAACCAATTAAGATAATCATCAAGCAAATCGTGTCTCATTATAACTGCTTCTTCTCCTAAAAACGAGGACGGTGCGGAACGTTCCCATTTTTTCCCCTTTTCGAATGCCAGCCGCGCGGTTTTTCTGGGACTATACAGAGAAATGAACCGCTTTCCATCACATGTGTCTAACCGCGAAACAAGCTGGTTAATAAAATCTTGGCAAAGACGCACGTCATCATGAATTACCATGCCCCAATCATCACCGCGCACTGCATGCCACGCAAGTTCATGTCCATCTGACAATTTCAAATCGGGCCGCTCAATAATGATCAGATCACCGGGCAAAAATGGAATTATGTGTTCTTCTGCATATGTCCGCCTCGGTGGCATCAAAGAAAGCGCAATCTTCATAGTATTGCCCTCCACCTTTCAAGCTTATCATTTTTCGGCTTCTTGGTAATTGAGATATTATTTTCCCAATCATTGATTAGAAGTTGCTTACATTGTTGCCGGAAAGTATATTCATCTTTCGGCTGATCCGCAAATCGCTTCACGAATCTGTATCGCTTCTCAGTTGGTATAGTCGCTAGCAGATAATCGCGATATTCCAGCCACTTTTTGAATGCGTTGGGCAATTTCCCGTTGCTGTAGATCATATTTTCTTTAGCATACAAGGCGGCACAATGTGTGCCCTTTATTCGCTTTATGACTTTTTCAAACGTGTCTGGTTCAAGAACCTGCAAGTCCGTCAGACACTTGAAAGATTTTTCGTGTATCAGGTTGCTGACACGCATTTTGTTATAGATGCTGGTCCCGTTCATAAAAATTTTGTTGTAGATATCGTTATAGGAAAACTGGTTATCATATATGTATTTCCAGACATCGCCCATGCCCCAGTCATAAATAGGGTACATTTTGTACGATTTTGAGTTACTTGATTTGGTGCTCCACTTGATGCCCTTGTATCCAGGATATTTGGTAACTGCCCGATACCGGGTTATTCCCTCCTCTGCTCGGAGGCCTACCAAAAACGCACTTCCATCCGGTTGCCAAGCTTCAAACCAGTTAAAGAATTTATAGAATCTTTGGGGGTAGGGATCACTTATAGATTTTATCGAGATGTCCTCTTTTGGCCTCAGCCATTCGGCTCCTTCCGACCATGCATAGAGCATGTCCTCTTCATAGCTGGTTGAATTCGTCATGTAGATCGGCACTTGATACCACATTGGCACCACGTTTGGATGTGCCATCATGGTTCGCACGACATCGATAGTTGCAGCATACTCAACTTCTTGGTCAAGGTAGAACAAATTGATTTTTCTGTCCCTCTTAATCGCTTCTTCCAGTGCCAGATGATACAAAGCAGTTGAATCCTTTCCACCGCTAACCGATACATATATGTGTTCAAATGTATCAAATATGAACGCAATTCGTTCGCGGGCGGCTTCAAGGACATTTTTCCCCAAATATTTACGCTTCATAAAGAGCCTCTGTAAGGTCGTTTGTCTCAGATACAATTCGTTCTATTTCGGATCGCAGATAGAGATCTACCTTCAGGTCGGTGACGTGAAACGTCATCTCTTCCCTTATGTTATAGAGTTTTTTCATGTCGGAGAAGATATTTCGCTCAGGGCAGATAGATTTTGCATAATCAGTTAGTCCCTTTATGATGCTCTTGATATTGGTTTTGGTATCAAAAAGCTCTTCTTTCAGAACATAGTATTCTTCTTGTTGCTCATCGGTTACATGATGCTCATCGAAGTTGATTTCGAAGTCGAAGAACTTCTGGTAATGCATCTTAGTATGTTCTCCGACTTTCGAAACTATCCAAGGTACCTGTAAAGGTCTTTCTGCCAATCGGCCATCTTGCCAGGCACGATAAGCAGATTCCGCCGCGAATGAATGGTTATACTCCATAATAGTGGTTCGGAGTAAACTATAAGGCCACATGATACGCCAGATTTCATCTTTGAAAGGCACGGTATCGATCGAGTACTTGCAACCATATTTGGAATAGTTAAATGCATACTCATATCTCTGATCGCACCGGTTGGCAGGAGTCATCATATCGCTTATTCCGAGCACCACCAAAGCATTATTCTCATTATCCTGTAGCACTTCCTTGGTACTCGATCCATAGTTTTCAAAATCTATGAACGCGATGTCTGGCAATGCTAGAAGCGATGGATCGAATAATGGACTTTTAGACGTATATAGGCAATGAACCTCATTGAATCCCGTAATGCCTGTCAAGATACCAGGAACATCCGCCGGATTCTTAGTGAAATGGCATCTGCCGATCATTCTTCAACCCCCCACGCCTCCGCATATTCGTTCGCCCTAAGCATCTTGGCTGCCCCGGCTGTCTGCTTGAGTCTCAACAGCTCTTCAGTGGTCATGCCTAGATGAGCCGCGATCTGTTCATCCGATTCTCCGGACGACATTCGCTTAACAAGTTCGCCCATGAGATCGACTTGGTGACGGCCCCGCGCGCGATTATGCCTAACCGTTGAAGCATATCGTTCTTCGACCGTTTTGTTGATCTTTGTTATGGGAAGGTATCCGTAAATCCTCGCTTTGATATCCGGGTTTTGTTCGGGTATCTGCGATCTATGAAACCCATCGACCACTGTGTTTTTGTCGCCATCTCGACACGATACGATCGGCTGAGTAATACCGTCTTCGCGAATCGAAATCGCCAACAGCTTCATTTCCGGTTTTGCGACTTTGTTGGGATTGTAGTCGTTTCTTACCACGGTGCTTGCCTGAACCCACACAACCAAGTCTACAGGCTCGTTTTTGAATGGACTGATTTCATGCAGCGCGGTTCTCATCTCATTCAAGGCATCTACCTTTTCCGCTAAAGGCAGTGCGTCGATGTGTTTCAACACATCCACCATTCCAGGAATCATATCTCGCATCTCCCCCCAGGAGCAACACACATAGCCACATTCTCTGGTGCCCATCCAGGGAACGTATAAGCTAATCGCATCACTCGGATATTCTCAAACGATTTCAGCATGTTACATGGGATAGATCGCATCGCGATACCGTCTTTCGTGATGCTCCAATCAGTCGGTAATTCAGATATCGCGAAGCCGCAAACTTCGCCCCCACCAACTGCCCGCTTCTTCCCAAGATGCCTGATAGGAGATAGCAACCTCTTCAGTTCTTCCAGATTTCCGTTCATGTAGAATTTCACCGTCTTGCTGGCGGAATACGGGAATTTCATCATATAGTCCCTCATCATGCCGCTATTTCGCCGTATCCTGGTTTTGGTTTTCAGGTCCGCCGCCTCATGAAAACGCTTGTAGAGGACGGTTGTGTGCATCTCATCAGTATCAAGAATTGATGCACTTGCGTGATAGATCAGACCCGTTTTTTGCAGGGGCAATCTCAGGAATTTCGATACTGGCAGCGGCTCTTTGGTGGGCAAGTTGTAGAACTCATCTCCTAGCATATCTTCCATCAGCATTCTAGCTACCAGCGCATCGCCAAAAATCCAAGGGAAGGCCATCATAAGCGGTGTTGCCAACGAGAATGTTATCTCACATGGCTGGAAATCGGCAGGCGGGTTGTATGCCGCTAACCGATCTAATACAGTCATCCCTGCTCCAATGTCTGCAACATCTTCAGCATGTCGTCTTTGTTGGCCTCTACAAAATCAAGGTACGGCTTCGCGTCAGGCTTCGCGGGATAATCTAGCCGGACTTCTGCGTTTCCAGTTCCAGATTTCGCACCAAGGCGGGGTCTGAGCATCCACAGATCAATCATTCTGCCCAGGCACGCGGCTTCGATCTCGGACGGATTTTGCAGCACAAACCCATGCTGAAATACCGTTGCCGGTGGGATGTACCACCAGGTATGGAGCATCTGCGAGGAATCGCCGCCTTCGGCTTTTGCGTCCTGGCTCATTTCGTCTCTCCTGGTATTGAATGTCTGTTTTTGCAGATCACCAATGCTTGCCGTTATCGTCTCAGGATTTCGCAGAATGCCTGCCAGCTCCTTGCATCTAGGCACGGCATAGGCTACATCCAGCTTTCCCTCTAGCATCTGGTTCCTCATTGCAGTTCCGAGCAACGCGACCGGCGGCAACAAGCCACGGATTTGCTTTTTCAACGCCAGATCTATGTACCCGCTGTCCTTCTCATCTACTTGCTCCAAGGTCCCGCCCGCGAAAAGGCTGTGATAAAGCCGCACTTGGCCTTTAGCATCGGCTGGCTGGAATCCCACCAGATCAATGAGATCTGCCATGATTAGGCGACGTAGAACGCCTCTGATGGCATTGCCGGAGACGACAGGCACCTCTTCCGGTCCGGTTGGCAGGTTGTAAATTATTGTCCGAAGTCCTTTGTCATTTCCATTGTTCTCATCCGATCCGCTATGGATCGGGCTAAGGGCAGTTATTGTGCCCGGCACATCTAATATCTTCATACAAATTTCTCCAATGATGCATTACCGTTCAAGGTCTTTTTTTCTTTTGCAAGTTTCGCGACCAAGAGAGCGATATATATGCTCTCGTTTCGCATTCGCCTGAGAACTTCAGGAGTTTCCTTTTCTAGATCCAAAAGTAGATCAGGATCGTATTCGAATGCAGTTGCCGTTCCGCCACGGGCTTGAAGCGGACATTTGGCGGCGATCGTCTCAAGTGCCGCCGCCACAGTGCGCTCATGGCCACCGATACGGATTCTACCTGCCATGAAATCATATGCCGACTTGGCGCCTGCTTTCTTCCAATCGATACTTCTGTAGCAATTGGCTAGAGTTTCGGCCAACTTCCTATAGATTTCATCTGGAAATTCCATATTTCTCCCCCCATAGTTTCAATGCTTCTGATCCGGCGGCGGTGAGATCGCCGCGTTTGATTTTTCGCCCTAAGCGCCGTTCTAGGACGGCATGGAATAGGGCATTCTCTTCATCCGAGATCGAGAAAAAGATGCCTTTGGCGGGCATTTAGGCCCTCAGTTCGTCGTTCATCTCGACGATTGCGATACGATCTTCTATCATCTCATCGAGCCAATCTTTCCCGATGAAGGGACTTCTCCATTCATCGCTGATATGGATTTCGTACTGGCTGGATGGAATGTTTTCAAACCAGCTGCCGCTTGTGTCCCTGTAGAGAATCTGTTTTAGTTCTCCTGTTATTCTATCTACGAAAAAGGAGTTTCCTTTTCCGCCTCTCTTTCTCATGTAGCTCATCATTGCCCGGCGGGCGTCCGTGTTCGGTCTTGCGATCTCAGTTGCCATAATACTAGCTAGTCTAGCTATCTATATATACCTTTCGCCTGCCTAGCTCACAAACACCGCCATGCACCATGCAGGATCTGCCGCGCGGTGCCGCAAATCGCTAAGCACCGACGGCACGTCAAACCCAGCGTCGATCAGCTTCGCGACTCCGCCTGCACCCACATGGCCGCTTTCCAGCTCAGCTTTCGACAACAGCACTTTGCCTGGTCGACTAGGATCAATACGCAGCATATCTATCAGCTTCAAGTCTAGATGCAACTTGGCTCGATCGATATAAGTTGGCTCATAGTCACATCCTGCCAAGAAGTACTCGCGGGAAGTGCTCACACCGCCGTTCAATCTGATCATTGCCTGCCAGGTCGTCTTTTTGTAGGTTCTGGTTAGGGAAACCACAAACGGCGGCTCTGGTGGGTCGGTCAGTATGGAGCGCGGCGTTCTTTCGGGTAATGAGAATACTTCCGAAAGATCCCTTGCCACTAGCTGCTTGTCACCTGGCTTAGGCTCTCTTTTCGGGAAGCGAATGACACCGACGCCTTCAGAGGTCGCGTACCACGCATTGCTCCTGTAGAGCTTGCCCGCGCTCTGTTTTGCGCCGGGGATCTCTGCCGTCATCAGGTGGTGGCAGTTGGGACAGATCACGTTGCCGCCTGATAGCAGTGGCGCATTACAAAAGCTGTCACTGAAAATGGGAGGATGGCCTTCTGGGGTGGGTTCACCACAGAAAACGCAATTTCCTGTCATATTGCCATGCACCGGATCGATCTTCCGAGCCATCACGACCAATTCAGATAGGTTCATGTATCTTCCTCAATTTTGTTCGATCCTGGGGGCCAAAAGATAGCTAACGGCTATGTCCTTTCCCACCGAAAACATTATGCGGCTCGGATAATCCACCCCGGTTTCCACAGTCGTCTCATTGCCGGATGCTACTTTTGCAATGTCTTCCAAGTATTCCAGAGAAAACAGAGACCTACTTATCCCCTGCCGGATGCCGCTCAGTTCCGACAAGACGAAGTCGGCCCGGAACGAGTCTACGCCGGACTCGGAGACTATCGAAAACGTGTCCTCGTTTTGCTCTAAGGTAGCTGCTTCGCAGACTTTAACGGCGTTTTTCACAGCGGTGTATAGGTCGCTTCCCGCTATGGTCACAGCACATGGCAGATCGATAGATGGTATCCTCGGATTGGCCTTCAGGCTGGAAGGGTCAATCAGGGACATGATGAACGAGGATCGGCCCTGCTTGATTCGGAGCTTATGGTTGGCCTCATCTAGCTCCATGCTGATAGGCTCGCCTTTGCCGATCATGCTGCCCAATTTATCAATGTCCACCGCGATTTCGCAGTTGGTAGCTTCGAAGTGCTCAAATGCGTCCTTGCCAGCGACCAGCGACACCATAGCCACGTTGGCCGGGTCGACGGTCTCTATTCGCAGGCCGTCAGGCGAAATGCCCATTCGGATTTCGGTTTGGATGCTGCTTATAGAGGCTATGATGCTGTTTAGGGATTCGGGTTTTATGACTGCTTTAAACAAGTTAAATCACCTTCAATTCAAATGTTAGGTCGTTGTCGATCATGATTTTTTCCAGCGTGGCGGGTAGCGATTTCTGCACCGCGCGTTCGATCAACGAACCTACCTCGCGATCTACCCGGTCTTTCACAGATTCGACTATGCTGGTATAGTCGTAACCCAGTCTTTCGCCGCAATCGTCGCAGATACGCAGTTTGGCATAACGCTTGAAGTGCTTCGATATGCAGCGTTCCTTTTCACAGAGTTTACAGAACATGTTTTACACCTCAGTTTTCTATTTCTGCATAACTGTTCTCGTTTTCGTAGACTCTGACACGGATAACGTTCATATCTCTTCTGAGCATATCTAAAATATGAACCGCAATATTTTCAGCCGTCGGGTTAGCATCCAACCCCATGACATGTGTTTTCATAAACAACAATTCAAACATGGGATCTGCTTTGTTTAAGATTGTGGTATGGTCTAGCATGCCAATTTTTTCCTTGACGTCGAAGAAATCTACCAGCATGCCAAAGCGATCTTGTTTCATTCCTTCAAGCCATACTTCTGCTATGAACCCATGTCCGTGGAGGTTTTGGCATTTTCCGGGATACTCAAAAAGCCTATGCGCTGCATCAAATTTCACTTTCGTGTGTATGATCATAAAGAACACTCCTTGGATAAATATCTATAGTAATTAGTCAAATTCAAGGCGCAAAGCGTCATGAATGGCGCATAACCAGAACCTGGCAATGCCACCATGCGCTTAACTACATTTTCTTCTGGCGCTACAAATGGACTCCAGTAGATCTTTTTGATTGTATGGGTGGATATGAAAGAGCTATCCATGCTAACTACGTGGTCCCGTGCGGCTTTGAAGTTTGCTACCTGCTCTTTTGGATTCCCGCCTAACAAATGGAGCTTTACGTCGTATTCCAGGTAGCTTGTCATTGGTATAGGCTTGGATTTTCCGAATGCCTCGCCGTTGGGCCTGCCAACGATCCACCCTGGTTTCAGGACGTTTACGATTTCCTTCAATCCCCTTTCGCTTTTTGGTATCAATATAACTTTTTCACAATACTTATTAGCATCCTCCGCAAATGATACGATTTCATCTAATGGGTGATATTTCAGTCCGATCTCCCGGCATTGCTCTTCCGAGAAATAATCTACCACCGATGTCGTTTTGGGATGGTATTTTTCCAATGCATCCAAATGCTTCGCATGATCGTAGTTCATGAAATCATTATCTATGAACTGGATTTTGTCATTCTGGCATTTGAAAGTCTTATCTGATCGCATTCCCAATTTGAAGCCGAAGGCAGTCGCCAAACAGCACATCGGCATTTTCAGAGGTATGCTACCACAGATAAAAATATCTATATCCGGTAGCTTATACTCAGTTTTTCCGGCAGGCTCGCCGGTCAAGCTCGTTTGCATGGTTCAAACCTCGCTGTAAACATATCAAGTCCTATCTGTTTTGGTTTTTTGCTCTCTGATGCAGCTCTTTCCAGATTCAACGCCGCTTGTGTGTAATAGCTTTCCTTCAGCTCAAATCCAATGAACTTTCTGTCATTGAGCAAAGCAACGTGCCCAGTGCTACCTATGCCCGCGAATGGGTCTAGGACCGTATCTCCCGGATTTGTCCATAGATCAATAGCTCTCTTGATTACTGGGAGCTGGAGGGGACAAATGTGGCGGTCGTCTTCTTCCGCCCTGGCTGATCTATATTGCAGGGTATCGCCCGCGTCTATATCCGTCCAGATTGGACTGGCGTAGTGTTGCCAAACCGCTACCGGGAAGCTCTCGTTGGTATGTTCAACTGGTTCCGGGTTGGTTCCTGGTTTCACAAAGGTTACCAGGTAATCGGCTATGCCTTGCCGGCATCTACAAGAGTCCTTTTTCAGTTGTTTATGGAGCAGTCCAAGGGCTTTAGTTCTCTGCATAGCGGTTACTGGATCTTTCCAGATGCAAACCTCGGAATGATATATGAATCCGGCTGCTTGAAATATCCTGATCAGGTCTCCTCTAAAGTCCTTGATTCCTATGTAGCCATCGCGTTCTTTTGTAGTTGGCAAGTTCATACAGTGGACCGACATTAAGCGACCTGGCATCAATACTCGAAAAAGATCGGGCGCTAGGTATCCGAAATGTGCATAGAACTCTTCGCTGTTTTGGCAATTTCCCAAATCAGAAGGTGAGTTTGTGTATGTGTATAACGACTGGAATGGCGGAGAATATACGCTAAAGTGTATGGAATTATCGGCAATGGTTTTGATTTCATTACAGCTATCCCCGAGTCTCAATTCCCACCCATCGCCTTTCGATGTCTCATTTCGCAGGGTTTCCGTCACCCTCTCAGAGCTTTTCAGGTTTTCTTTGGCAATTTCCTGGGTTTCAGATATCATTCCTTTTAACATAATTCCAAACTCCTTTTCCTTTCGCTTGATGTTCTTGACTACCGCGCCTTCCGCTTCTGAGGTGACTACATAAACTTGAACTGGATACTGTTGACCGAATCGCCAGCACCGGCGCACTGCCTGGTAATATTGCTCGAAGCTATCCGACAGTCCGGTGAATATCATTTTATGGCAGCATTGGAAATTTAACCCAAATCCAAAAATTGAAGACTTGGATATTAGCACTTTGATCTTTCCAGCGGCAAAATCTCTAGCAGCTTGTGCTTTTTTCTCATGATCATCAGAGCCACGTATTTCTATAGATCCTGGTATGGCCTTCTTCAAAGCATCAGCTTCAACATTCAGATCGCACCAAACCAGCCACGGGCCATCCGATGCATTCACGATATCTGCAACCCTCGATACCCGCATATCAAGGCTATTTCGCCGCGCTCCTCTGCGATCTTGTAAAGTCAGAGCCTCTTTCACTATATAACCGGTCTTATCCACCACAATCTGTTCTATAGTCAATGGCGGCAGCTTGAAGCCATTGTCTTCATATCCGAGATCGCTCGGCATCTGAAGCATAACAGCCCATGATGCCACCCATTGCCAGAAAGCTCCTTTGGCGTGCCCTTTGAGTCTCCATTTTGATGTATCGCTCCCATCATGCAGGAAATACATACTAAGCATTTCGGTTCTTGTCATGATGTTCAAGAATTCTGCATGATTGCCTAGCTCCATGTGGTCATTTGGGGCGGGCGTCGCGGTGCAAGCCAGCCTGTAAGGTGTCTCTCGAAATGCTTCTATGATTTGCGTCCTTACTTTTCCCTCAAAACTTTTTAAGATGCTGGATTCGTCTAATACGATGCCAGTAAACGATTTTGCATCAAAATGGTCTAGCATTTCGTAGTTGGTGATATTGATCCCTGGCAAAACATCTGATTGACTCCGGCAAATATTGACTTTTATGTCAAACTTGCCGCCTTCGTTGGCCGTTTGTTGGACCACAGCCAACGGCGCGAGGATTAGCACATCGCCGCCTGAATGCTTGCAAACTTGATCGGCCCATGATAACTGAATAGCGGTCTTGCCTAATCCGGTCCCTGCGAACACCGCTGCCTTGCCTTTCTTGCAGGCCCATTTTGTAATATCTGCTTGAAATGGAAAGAGCTTATCGCTTATGCCTTCTGCTTGAAATCCGGATGGGATGGCCTTAAATTGCTTAGATGCCAGGAATTCGTTATAGTCCTGCATTGAAGTACCTCTGGCAAAATTCTAGCAATTTGCCTTTGCACTCTCCTTCTTCTTGGTTATCGAAAGAACTCGGAGTAAATTGCCTGCAATCGGCGCATCCGAGATGGTCGGTGTCTTTGAAAGATAACATCCTCATAGCTCTTCCGCCCTCCTACAATTCCCTTTAGCCTTCTCAATCGGATACCGTTGGCCGTTGATGGCTATTTTTTTCCTGGTAGATGCCAACAAATCTATCCCCATCTTATCGCAGAACTGGAGAAGGTAAATAAACACATCGGCGACTTCATCAGACAACTGATCATGGAGGGCATTGGGGCAATTCTTCCATGACAGGTTATCATTTTCCCATTGGAAGGCTTGAAGCAATTCGTTGGCTTCTAAGCTAATAGAGATCGCGAGGTTTTTTGGGGTGTGGAATTTCTGCCAATCGCGATCTGAAGCGAATTTGGCAAGATCCATCTCCAGTTGGCCTATTTCAGTTAGGGGCATTTATTCTTCCTCACATTCATGGCTATCCACATAATGATTTAGAGCCTCATCTTCGCTGGCAAATGGGCCTTCTGATTCAGAGTCTATATCCCAATACCAGCCTTCTGGTAGTTGGTATGTCTTGGGGATAAGGTTCATGCTTTTCCTCCATAGAAGGCCATCAGCTTCTCGTAGTTCATCCTTTCCCATCGATCCATTGGCATGGTCCTAAGTTGCTGATGAATTTGGCCATAGGCTTTCGCCCTGGCTACTTCTTCTTGGATTGTCATTTTTCGCATACCCCTTATAGGTATTTCATAGCATATAAACGTATCTACGAAAACTTTATAACCTAACAAAACAATACTTCTAACCATGAAAGACTATCATGTCCCACTGAAAATAATAGCTGGTGGAAGGGTGACTATACCAGAAGAGGTACGGCGAAAGCTGAAGGTGACGGTTGGGGATGTCGTAGATGTGACGTTCGCGGCAGAAGAAAAGAAGGATGCTCTCGCAGACACGAGAGCGTAGGTGATTCAAATGGCCAATAAGAAGAATGCCACCTATCCTATAAATAAGCATCGATGCGCTAAGAAAGGATGCTTGACTGATCCGGTTTTGTGCAAGCCGGGCATGTGTCCGGATTATACGAGGCGGTCTGGATGATGCTTGCCTTGGATCAAGAAGAGGCGCGTATTCAAGCCGAACCGGGGTTAAAAGGAACCTGCCCGGTATGCAAGACCGATGTAATACCCAAATGTGGCGAAATCAAGACGTGGCATTGGGCGCACAAGTCTCTAAGAGACTGCGATACATGGAGCGAACCCGAAAGCGATTGGCATTATAACTGGAAGATGGAAGCAGGGCTTGAAAACACCGAAATTGTCATCCAAAAAGACGGCAAAGTCCACCGGGCCGATATTAAAACCACGCGAGGACTGGTTATAGAGCTTCAGCATTCTCCATTGTCGCCACAAGAAGTCCGAGAACGGGAAGAATTCTATGGAAACATGGTATGGGTCATTGATGGAGACGAAGTTTGCCCCGGATTCATATTTGAGCAAAACGTTTCCAGAGAGGAGAGTCTGTACTTTAAGCACGGTGGAATTAAAAAAGCATGGGTAAACGAGATTACTAAGCCATGTTTTATTCATTTCTCGGAAAGAAGATATGATACATATTATTATTACAACGAGTTTAAACTTTACGAAGGGATATTAAACAAAAGTCTTAGGAAAGACGTTGTGCAAGGCGGAACAAAACAGCTAACGGATGTCATGATACACCTACACAACTGGGTTAAAAATAAAAGATATTGTAGCTTGATGTCCAAGAGCGATTTCATCACAAAATTCATTCCAGTGGCACCGCGACGCCAAAAATCATTATTCGCGTTCTGAGGTGTGAAAATGGAAAAAATATTAGCACGAGGATTGGACAGAATACCAGAACAGCTCAGAAAGACAGATTTCAGATTTGTAAGAATCGATATTGGCAGCAAGAAGACTTTTGAGAAATCTTGGAATGTCCCAGGCAGCAAAACCAATTATTCTATAGATGATCCTAAATTCTTGTCATGGATTGGATCTAATCAGAACTATGGGGTGGTTGCCGGTGTTGGCGGCCTGATTGTCTTTGATGCCGATGGCCTGACGAGGTTGACAGAGCTGGGAGTCATTGCCGAACTACCAGACACTTTCACTGTCAGAACCGGCGGGGGCGGATTACATCTCTATTACCTGTCAGATCTTGATCAGAAAATAATCATGTATGATAGGTTGCTACTGGATGAAGGCAAGCCGCTACACCTCGGAGAAGTCCAATCAAGAGGGTTTCAAGCCGTTTGCCCCGGATCGATCCACCCAAACGGCAAAGCCTACACCATTGAAAGAGACCTGCCCATAGCGTCCTTAGATTCAACTATATTGAAAGGCATTCTTTCCAAATATGTAGATTATGGATTTGATGAGGCCGTGCCGGAAAAGAAGCGACTTAAGGTGGTTATGGTTGACCCAAACATCAGAGATCCTTTCGATGGCGTCAGAGTAGAAGATATTTTGTATCCAAACAAGGCGAAAAAATCGCCGGGCCAAATCAAGGGTGCGCACCCCATCCATGGTTCCGTTGGTGGCAACAACCTGATAATTGACCTCAAAGACAACTCATGGCATTGCTGGAGATGTTGCTCTGGGGGCGGCCCAGCGCTGGCGATAGCGGTAAAAGAAGGCATTGTCCGATGTGATCAGGCGCGCTCGGGTGTGCTCAGAGGCGATCTATTCAAGCAGACGGTAGACATTGCCAGGGCAAAGGGATATACTGATAAAAAATCGACCAATTGCAGAGTCGAGCGGGTGGTGTAATGCCAACGGTTCGCGAGTATAAGATGATTCTAGAAGACGGGTCTTTATATGCCAGATTAGACGATAAAAATATGTGGTTTTGTGAGATAAAAGGAGCATCAAAATGGTTTGCAATAATACGAAATAACGAACCGGTTTGGGTGTCTTGTCGCAAATGGGATGGATTGCCGAAGGTATTCAATATTGATGAAGCGGCCTGGAATGAGTTTAGGCAGGGAGTTCAACAGAAAGAAGAATCTATACAAGACGATCATAAAAAAAGCATGGAAGATGAAGAGGGCATAACAAATGAGATCAAGGAAAAGGCAAACGGGATTTTGAAAAGCGGCCATCCAATCAAATTCTTCCTAGATACTTATAACAAAATTCATGTAGGGGATCGCGATCTGGGGCATTTACTAATGTATTGCACAGGCAGCCAGCTTAATAAAACCAGCAACGGCCTGCACCCGAAGCTTTCAGGAGAATCTGGCATGGGGAAGTCAGACGCCGTTGAGACGTTTTTGCATTGCCTGCCGAAATGCGCATACATTAAGACATCGCTATCAAGCAAAGCGATATTCTATCATGACATAAAACCAGGAACTATTATATTTCTGGATGATTATAAGCAAAACGATGATCTGGATGCCATAATCAAGCAGACATCAAGCAGATTTCATGAACCATATCAGCACATGACGATAGACAAGGACCGGGAAGCTCAGATTATGGTGGCCCCTCCAGAAATCGTGTGGGCCATAACGTCAGTAGACAGCAGCCAAGATATTCAAGTGCTGAATAGGCAAGTAGGACTCGATGTAGATGGCTCCGAAGACCAAACCAAAGCTGTCATAGAACACTTGTTATCGCAGGCTGAAACCGGCGAGGAGCGGTTCCCTATTACAGAAGATGTTCTGATATGCCGGGCGATGGTTTTGGAGCTAAAGAAGCACAATTTCAAGGTTGTTATTCCTTTTGCAAAACGTATTAAGTGGGAGGATTTTAGTAGCCGTCGCAATCCCTCAATATTCTTGGACTTGGTCAGGGCAAATGCTGTCTGGCATTTCATGCAGCGAATTGTATTGGACGATGAGTATCTTTCAGCTACTGAGCAGGATTTTACTGATGCAAAGTCATTGTACTTGGGCAGGGCAGATACCCTAATCGACAAGCTATCGAAGCCGGAGAGGCGGCTTGCTGAGGCAATATTACAAAACGGGGGGGAGATGTATAGAGAGGAAGCGGCGGAAAAGCTGAAAGTGTCGGTGAATAGGATCAGCCAGTTAGTACATGGTGAGAATGGCAAAACCGGCCTGTTGCAAAAGCTGCCGGGTTTTAATGTCGATAAAGTGATGCTAAAAGACGACGTAAGAAATATTAGCAAAATTATGTTAACATTGGTAGGATACAATAGGTTTAATGGATTCGATACAATCGTTATGCTGGAGCCGTGTAAGGAGGATAAGGACGGTGTAAGTGACGAACTTACACCCAAAACCGTAAGCGGTGATATAAGTAGTAAGTTAGTAAGTTATAATAATAATATATGTAAGGGTAATTTACATACGTCCAAAGACACAAAGTTAAATTCTACATTGAACCCCAAAAATGCCTTACAAAGCTTACTACGACAACAGGAGGCGCATTCAGCTCCTTACGGCCAACCTAACACCGTGCTTACCGACGAGGAGAAAATGTTAAAATCGATAGCAGACCAAGAAAGAGAAGAGCATTTCAGAACACCGCTGAAGTGTGAAGAATGTGGCGATCGTGTTACTAAGCTATATGACATTGGTGAAGGCGAGTTTGTGATGAGGTTTTGCAAGAGCTGCTATGATGTATATATGGAGGATATTAGCGGCATCTGAGTACATCTATAACCTGACACTTATATAATCATCCAGCGATAGGTAGCGCATGAATGTATATACAAAAGATGTAAACTATATAGAGACAATATTTTTGCCCATTATCTATATAGACTATATACAATACATGGGGCTAATAAAAGGAGATATGATACATGCCATATGGACAAGTGTCGCGGTCTGGCGCAAATAAAAGATGGCGTGAGAAGCATCCGGAATACAGACGCGGCGAGCATAACAGAGAAAAAGAGAAAGCCAGGATCGCGTTAATTGATGCCGCAATCAACCCCTGCTATCTAAAAGAAGCCCGTGCCATGCTGGAGGGGAAGAATACCAGAGGGAAAAACAAATGCGTCAAGCTGGCAGGCGATTAGGCCGCATTAGACGGCCTTTCATCCTTTTCTACGTATCATTTCAGCCCGGATGCTACATCTCATGTCATTGGGGCTCTGGTGGGCTAAAAAAAGGATACGCTACGTGTCACCTGCCCGGATCTTGGCCAAGGCTTCCCGTGCTTCTTCTTCCGTCCAAAACCGTGTCAGAACGGCCAAATCCACGAATTCTTTCTCAAGGCGATCTAGGTGGCTCGCTTCTTGGCTGATCTGCAAATCCAGCTCATTGGCAGCCTCTTGCATGTGCCTCTCCTTCAGCCTATCGGCTTCTTCTAGCGTCGCTACATCGTACATGTCGTCTCCGGCGTGGGCGAAATATAGGACTTTGGCGCGTTCGTCTATCGCGATTGCCCGCCATTTGGCGGTCTCTTTCATCAGTCCCGCGATACCATCATCTTGTCGCTTGACCTCGTTTATTGCTTCTCGGAGCAATCCAGCATACAGATACGCGTTGCCATTTCCATCTGCGAGTGCCGTTTCGGCTCTCTCTATGAGATCGTCACTCATCGGCATCATCTCGATACTTGATTAGTTGATAGTACAATATATCAGATTTGCAATAAATAATATCATGCGACACCGCAAATGCGGCAATAAAGCAATCTTCTTTCATCATGACTCCTCCCAGTCAATCTCAGGCAGTTCGCGGGCCAACTGATCACGAGCCACTTGTTTAAGATAATCGAACGCAGGGCATCGCGTGGGATCGTCCACGCAATAACAATCGTGTTCACCCGGAAATCGATTATCTGGGACAATGCACTCATCGGCACCACCAACGACAAAATGCCATGCACGTTCTTTGCAGAGGGCCGCTTTTAGGGCGGCAATCTGTTTATCTCGCGAATCAATATGCGAAAGCAACATCGGAAGCATTGCAAAGGCGTTCATGATTTCGCGCTGCGGCACTTCTTCCTTGTATTCATTGAAACATTTTCGCACAAGTTCTCTAGCTTCCTCGATGGCATTCATTTCCTTTCCGCCTCCATTTGGGCCGCGATCGCTTGATAGCGGCGCACAACCTTCTTAGCGATATCTATTTCAGGATCGGCATTATCATTCGGATCATCACATAGATATTCTTGGATGAAATCTAGAATATCTGCATCGCCTGGCCGGATCTCTCCCATGACATCGAGCATGGCGGACAAATCGTCATGCGCCGCGTTCATTAGCTGCACCATCGGCACAAACGGATTATCGCGCAGCTTCTTAAGCTCGGCCACTCGATCTATCATATTTGTCATCTATGCATCTCCTCGATTTTTGCAAGTGTCGCGACGTGTTGTGCGATTTGCCTTTCGAGCTTGCCGATCGCTTCTTTCTCGCGATCTACCAGGAAGTCTTTGGCTTCTTGCCAGGTGTCGAAATAATTCATGTAGTTGGACCGCTTCATCTCGCGGCGATGCTTTCCATCAAACGCTACTGCTTCTAGCGTGACGTATTTTTCGGTTTCACTTATCACTTCGATCTCTTCAATCTCGTGATCATACCGATTGCGAAATTTCTTCATGCTTTATTCTTCTCCTGATATCGTTTCTTCTGCTTCTCGCGAATGCTATCCTTCGCGACCTTGCAGAGCGATATGAATTCTTCTGGCAATGGCTCTGCAATCATCTTTTCCATCGCATACAGGAATAGCCTTCCCTTGTCGCGATGGTCCAATTGGCTGAATGCTAGGGCTTCGTTCACTCTGGCATTTAGAGCCCCTGGTATCTCTATAGATATTCTACTCATTAGGGTACCTTTTATACTCATTGGTATTTAAGCCTTTCTGATATCTAGGATGCCTATAATATCGCTAGAGCGCAAACTATATATACTCACAAACTAAGGTAAGGTACAGAGCAAAAGGAGTGATACGAAATGACATTCAGAGATGACAAGGACCAAATCGATGCTTCGCAGGAAGCATGGGATCGCGCTCATGTGGGCGTTTTTGAGGCATATGCGAAAAGGGGCATACTCTTGGCAGCATACCATCTGTGGGAAGATGGCTTTTGCCAGGGGGATGCGACAGATGAAGAGATGGAGATTGATGCCCTTTCCTTGGGCGTCGATGTGAGCGAAGAAGGCTGGGAAGATAGATTATTTGAATTGCTAGATGCTGAGTTTCTCAGTATCTACGCTGGGGGGGTGGCCTGATGGCCATCTTCGTCTCCCTATCAGGTGACCAGATCAAGGTCACAGGCGACACCTATCCAATCAATCGAGTCTTAGGCCAATCCGGCCTGAAATTCAAGTTCAACAAGGACAGAAAAGAGTGGCGTGGGCCGGTCAGCCTCAAGGCGCTCAAGGAGCTCTCTGAGCGATCCGGTGTTATCATGTCGTCTGATGTGGTTGAAGAGATGGCGAGATTCGAGAAGGCCGCCGAGAAGCGCGCGGCCTACCTGGCTAAGAAGAAAGGAGGTGCCTGATATGGGCACCATCGCGAGTCGCGTGGCCTTCTATCCTCGCGACCAACCGCCCTATGCCATCGCATATACGGCATTTAGCATAGGCGAGCTGCAAGACAAGTGGCGCAAGAGGCTAGATCCGTTGGGTGGCGAATTTGCTCCAGGAACCACCTATCGCACATGGCAGGTGGAGTAGATGTCATGGATAGCGGACAGCACGCCGGAATTCTCATCGGTGAGAATCCAACGAGAAATTCTCGATCCAAGCGGCATCGAATATCGCATCCGATATGGTTCCGGGATGATCGAGGTGGAGCTAACGAATACGAAAGCGTGGCGATTTGCTCATGATGTCGCTGAAGATATGAGATCTCAGGGAATCGACGCAGAGGTAATTGAAACCGCGCGCGGTTTCATAATACAGAGGAAGGCTGCATAATCATGATTATCCTACGTTCGATGGGGGTGGTCGCGAAATCGATATCATAGGCCGTTTTGTATCTTCCTTCATACGGAACCGCACACGGTGACGCTTTGCGTTTGGGATTCGACTTCCCTAAGCGGTTTTGCCAGGTACCGTTTCCAGCACTCCTTTCCGGCACCTGGCTATCACCCCATGAGCAACTTTTCGGTCAATACTTGAGAGGTCACTGTTGGCTGGAAAGTGTCTTTATTTTTTGGCAGGTCGTAACCTATAAATACTATGACTAACCTATAATAGCCTATGTTAAAAAATCCTAATAGGAAGGTGTTAAGCATGGGAAAAAACGGCCTATGCATAACGCTTCCGATGGAATGGACCAATGAGAACCAAATAAAGAAAGGCGATCTCATAAGGCTGACAGAAGAGCCCGCCGGGCTACTTTTGTCGAAGGTGATTTGATGAAGGACATTGCAAAAATGATCGGAAAACGCATTGAGGCCCGTATCATGCAGGGCTCGCCATTCGATGTGACCATATTGGAAGCGGATGCTGATGAAATCCGATGCCATGATGATGATGGGCAGGAATACCAGATACGCCGCGATGCCGTCATAATGTGGCGGGAAAAGCCGATTAAGGCGAAAAAGACGAAGGTGGATTGAAATGGATATCAAAGATGCAAGAATCGATATGCGGGTCCGTGCAGACGATGGCCGGATGGGTCGGGTAGTATCGCTGTTTTCCGATGGCGAAATGCGGATATGTTTTGGTCCGGGGCAAGATAGCTATGTGCTGATCCGGGCCGATCGAGTGGAGCCCATTGCCCCGGATGCATGCGAATCTAAGCGATTGTATGACAAGATCAACCGGCAGGCATCGGAGATTACCCGCCTGGTGGGCAGGATCTCAGATATGCGGGCAGAATGTGAGAAGGAAAAGGAGCAATTGCGCCGAGATCGCGATCATTGGTGGCGTTTGGCGGAGGGATATAAGCGAAATGCTGCATATTGGCGCGAGGAGCTTGACAAGCTGCAAAAAGAAGCCCTGGGGGACACAGCGCCGTTGTCTGATGCGGCAAAGATCTACATCCAGGTATCGCCAGAGAGGCTGGTAAAGATCATAGCAGAAAGGGAGGAATGAATTGTGGCAAGGGAACTTAGAAAACAAGAAGTGGCCGATGCAGTCAAAGCATTTGCTGCTATGAACGGATTGGAGACTTCAATCAACGACGCTGGCGGATTTACAATCCTAAAAGGCGGCGAACTTGGCACTGATATACAGGTTGGCTGTAATGGCGGCAAGCTGGTATGTTCTGACGACCATCTGAGGGAGAAGCTATCCGAGATTATTATGGAGATGCCTGTAGAGGCCAAGGCAGGCAGATTGCCAGAGAATAAGTCGATTATGCCTAAAGGGGATAGATCGTCTGATGGCGGGCAAATGGTGCCGGTTAGTTCAGTCCTCACGCTTGAAAAGGTACGGGATTATTTCTGCAAGTCAGCCACTGATGAGGAATGCCAGTTCGCGTTAGAAGTTTGTGCAATCCGGGGATTGAATCCTTTCAAAAGAGATTGCTTTTTCGTGAAGTATGGCGGCTCAGATCCTAAACTGGAAATCATAGTCGCAAAAGATTACTTCATGAAGAAGGCCATGAGTCATCCTGACTTTCAGTATTTCAAAGCAGGCGTCACGGTACAGAAAGGAGAAGAGGTCAAAAACGTAGATCGCTACTATGCGTATCCGGGCGAAACTTTGCTCGGTGGTTGGGCGGAAGCAAAGAGAAAAAGCATCGAAGTGCCATTCCGGGCCGAAATACCACTATCGGGGTTTGTCAAAGACAACAAGTTCTGGAGAGCACAACCGGGGCCGGGCCACATGATCAGAAAATGTGCAGGTTCGACTGTGCTGAGGGAAGCCTACCCGGAGGAGTTTGGCGGATTGTATGATGAAGCCGAACTTGGTATAGATCCATCTAAGGAGGTGCCACAATGACTCCTCCTCCTCTTTCCATAGGCAGCCTGGTAGATGTAACCGGCCCGGATTGTAATGGCGATACGTCTGCCATGAATTGCCGTATTAAGGTCACGCAAAAGTGGGAATCCCGCAACTGGTATTCTGCGCGTGGCTACCAATGGTATCCTGCCAGCAGCCTGCGATTGGTGGAAGAGCTGAAGATAGGCGATTGGGTGGAGGTGGTTGGTCCAACTCGGACCGGTGGAAATCATGATATTGGAGGTCTATTCAGAATATCAGCCAAAACACTTTCTGGAGAATATGAGGGAGCAAACGATTGGTCTGGAAAAAACTTCGGCTGGTATCCAACCAAGAACCTGCGAAAGCTCACACCGGAAGAGGTCAAGCGGCATACTAGTGAGAATATTAGAGACATTACGGCGACCTTAAAGCTAGATACTTCGGAATTTGGGGAAGCGATGAAGAAAGTAGAATCTTATGAGAGTCCTGCAACAAAGGAATTGCGTCGTCGCATTCATGATTTGGAGATGTCCCTAAACGGGTTCACCAACGGTCCCGGGCCCGAATACGTGCCCGGAATTTCGTATGTAAAGCATCCTGTCAGGGATAGGTTAGATGCCATTGAATCCCGTCTCGACAACATCGGCTCCTCTCACGCCGAACTCATGACAGATGTCGAAGCATTGGCTGAAAGGGCAGGCGCTATGCAAAAAAGCATCGATATCTTGGAAGGCATCCAGCGAGGTGAGGAGCCGGAAGTATGCGAAGGCAAGCGCACATGTGATGAGGAAGATTGCCGACCATTTCCCTACAAGATCAACGTTTCGATTTGGGTCGGAGAGGAGGCGCACACGAACGAATCGACGTGCCCCAACGAGTTGATAGATTGGTGCGAAAAGGTGCTAAATGCAATGCGAAACGGCGGTGCATAGCGGTGCTGGATAGCATGAGGGAGGGATAAAGGACATGTCTACATACGATTACGCAAAATCCGAGCTAGAAAGGGCGAAATATTTCGACGGCGATATGAACCAAGCAATGGCCGAAGATATCTTACAGCTAATCAAAGTGTTCGGAGAGCAAGGACACTCTGGATTTTCTGCACCGTTCTGCATCAAGTTATTTACTCGACTGGCATCGCATAAGCCAATGAGTCCATTGACCGGGGAAGACGATGAGTGGGCGGAAGTTGGTGATGGTGTTTGGCAAAACAAACGATATTCTGCTGTATTCAAGGACAAAGACCATGCGTATAACGTCGAAGGCAAGATCTTCATAGACCCAGACGGAACCACATGGACGAACCCGGATAGCAGAACTGGTGTGGTGTTCCCATATACGGTATGCGATCCGGTGGTCGTCAATCGTGATGAAGCCGGTAATGTGATCGAGGCGGTCTAAAATGACTGCCCCGAAGATCGAACCCCGGAATTACAGCCCCGTCCGCCGCAAACAGAAGCGACAGCAGGAACCTAACAAGCAGTATAGGCCATCTGATTACGATGGTGCCGAGGGCAGCGAACCTATAGAGGTGACAGAAGAATGATAACAGTGGTGCAATTGGCCAACGAACTGCTAGATCAAGCATACGAACTGGAAGATGCGGCCAGCCGTGATGATTTGGGAGATATGGGCATGGCGTTAGACCATATTTCGGAACTTGTGGAAAAGTTGCTCTCGATGGTGGAACAATGACCGATGTCAGATGCATTCTCCGTGATGCTATCAAAGCCGCGGGTGGCAATGCTCTCTGCAATCCAGACCAGGAATGGGGGTGCGATCTAGACGACCAGGCACCCGGTGATTGCTTGAATCTGGATGAATGCCACATAGGAAAGTGCATGAAACCGGAGCCTGACTCTCATGAGATGTTTGCTTATGGGCCGGAATATTATCAGGTGATCTAATGCCACTGATATCATGTATGTGGATGAGGCTATCCACAGAGGCGGCCCTTCTCGGAAAGGCTGCCATCTTTTGCACTTATGACGATTGCAGAGGAAGCGGGCTTTGTTTGGAGATGTGGAAGGCGGATGGTTGTCCGTGTAAGGATGAGATCATATGAACAAAATTCAAATTTTTATGGCACCGGGCGAACGCGACAGGGAGCAATCTATGCGATCTGTCCTTTCACACGACACGCGATTTGAGCCGCTGCAAATCGATCCGTCCATTCCAGTAGACTTGCAATTTAAGTCAGTTGAGCATATCGGGCATGATCTACTAGGAGAGGAGTATTGCGAGAAGATCCTACACATCGAGCTAAAAGAGCCCCAGGACTTCGTACAATCGGTTTTGAATGGGCATCTATACGACCAGACCTTATCTATCAGGGAATCTGGCTATAATGGATGTACGGTCATTCTAGGCACCTTAGATGAGATCTATGCAGCCATCGATGAGTCGAATGAGAAAAGGATAATTGATCAGCCAGGCGGAAAGAAAAAGTTCAAATTCTTAAACCAGGACGATAGATCTAATGCGAATGCATCAACTTGGCTAAGGCTCAAATCCTTCAAGAAAAGATCCACATTGAACGGGGTTCCTATCTTCTGGAAGGGGGATGATTCTGGTTTTTTCGATGGAGAGGACCAATGGAAGGATATCTTGGAGCTTGCAGTAGATTACCTGACAGACGGTTCAATGTTTGGGTTTGCTATTCGGCCAGCAGAAGGAGAACGGGAAATTACAGCGGCTTCTTTTCTGGTGCCCGGCTGCGGTCCATCTGTAATGTCCACCGTCCTGAAAGAATATCGCTTGGCCCTGGTCCCAAAAGGTCTCTATGCAAAGCAACCCATTGAGATGAAGGGCATAGGAGAAAAGCGGGCAAAGGATATAGACAAGCTTATAGTAATGTACTATGGAGCGAACCAATGACTGCCTACAATGCCAGCGACGCGACCGGCAGGACGTTTCGAATCGATCTTACAACTGTCGCAGCTTCTACAGATACGACGGTCGCTGACGTTGAATATTCAATGGAAAAACTATGCGGGATAACGCAAAGAATTGATTTCAGGAGCGTCGTGTCTGGATTGGAATCGCTCAATTTCACAATCGAGGAGCAAAAGCGAAAGCAAAAAGCCATAGATCGCATAGCCTGGAAAGCGGAGGATAAGCAGCGATATCAGAAAGGGGGGCACTGGAAATGATATTTTATGAAGAAAGAGTTATACTATTTGCAATATGGTCCATTATCACATTCGGTCTGGGGTTTGTTTTGGGGAGATCCATTTGAAAAAATCTGAAATGCAAGCCACAATCGACCTGCTAATCCAGGAAAACCAGCAACTCAAAGAGCAACTAATCAAATACAAGCGATCCGAATGCATAGGAGACGACCGATGATTAGATTTCATCGCAATTGGCCGCCACACCATGTAGCCTTTCCTATCCACCCCAGGGTTTGGCGATCTACCAGGGACGCGGGCAAGAGTACATGTGAGAAGTTGAAGGAGGAGCATGATAGAACCAACCGCTAGACTTTTGCATTCAATCGAGAAAGACGGCCAAACACCGGAGCTGCGAACTCTGATATTACAAAAGGAAATCGCGCAGGTTGGGTATCGATTGGTCCGATCACATCGAACACCACAAGACGCGGCTGCTTACATGGCTGATATAGGCCTGGAAATAGGACACGCGATGGTACAGCTCGAAATGCTTGCATTGGACCTTGGCCTTGTTCCTGAGGATTGCAAACGCACGGGGCTACAAACCACATACGAGAGATTCAAGGAGTTTTGGCCATGATCGGCACACAAATCCTATGCATCCTGCGAACCTTCGGCCCGCTGCCATCCAGCGAGTTCGTGAACCACCTAGGAATGAAAAAGTCGACCGTGATAAACGACCTATGCCGAATGAAAAAATATCGAGAGGTTAGATGCATCCCTGGCTACCAAAAACGCAACCTATGGGAGGCGGTATGATGTACAAAGTCAAAGCCAGGGGCCGCAAGCCTGGCGAAGGCAATCTGAATGTCCCGCGCGCGGCATACGCTGGAATAGTGCTGCTATCGGAAATTTTTGATTGGACCAACTACGACATAGGCCGCTTATGGGGCATCGGGCCTGGTAGTGTGAGGACTATTATCAGGAGATGGAAAGCGGAATAAGAGGTGCGTAGGTTGCCAGAAATGATACCGCAAGCGGCCCGGTTGGGCTCACGGCCCGCCAGGAACACTGGAGAGAACCCGTTCGGCCAACGCGCTGATGGCAATTTCGAAGAAATAATCGATAAACGCGGGGTCCTGATCGACGTAAAATACGACAAGATTGCTTGTCGGGCATGCGGAAAAATCGGATACATCCACAATGCCGAAAATGGATTGAAAGTGTGCATGGCATGTTCCGTGATTCAAAACGATGGCGTTCCGGAAGGGAGGCGAGAACTTAGTAAGACCAAAAAGAAAAAAATGCTTCGCGATTTTACAATGTCGTTAGGAAACGGAGATGATAAACTTTAAATAGTATTGAGTGCATAGAGGTGCATGAATACTCTGGCAGCTCCAGAGAATTGTTTATGCTTTATCTACTTTTTGCGGTGTTTATATGTTCGAACCGCCTTCTGACAACTTCGAAAACTGCAAACCATCCTTACGCGATTTTTCCGAAGACGGGTGCGGTCCATGCAAACCACATGATGCGGCTACCAACCACAGGTCGTTTTTGAATCTGAATAAATTGCTCGGATTGTTATAATAAGTAGCGAAAAGGATAAATAGGTAGGATGCATAGGTAGTGTGTCCTATCACATGCCGCCCGGTCGGGCCTCAACGTTTGGTCGCAGAGAGACCCGACTTCGGCCAAGTCTTTTCCCGCTCGGCTCCGAAGCGGTATATTCGGGCATTTCCTAGTTACCATGCAGCATGCTCTCTGCATGTGACATGTCTGAGCACCTCATACACTCCCTGCCTTGGCCCGCGGCGGAATTAATAGCGGGCCTATATTCTTGTTACGGCTACGCGGTGACCTTTGAGCAACCTAAGAAACCTGATCCATTCCAAGAGACTGAGTGAGACGGTCTCATATTTCCTATTATGCGGTGTTACCTCCCATGCCCACCCGAACCGCCCGAACCGAATACTGCAAAACCTGCAAGTACCTCCGGGCGCACCCCAAATGCGGCCTGAGCACCATGATTTTAGAGGGAACCTCATATGCAGATGTGGCTAAGAGGTTCCGGTCCAAGGACGGCAAGTGGCGAGCGGGCAACTACCTGACCATCAAGAAGCATTGGGAAGCGCAACACATGGTGAGCAGGCAACTTTTGGCGGCGAAGGATATTAAGGATAGGAAGAAGGGGCTCGACTTGATGGAATGCGCGAGAGAGATCTATAATGATTGCAAGGATAATGCTACAAAATCGAAGGGAAAGGCAGAATCGTCTCGCGATTTCAGAGACGCCTCTGGCTGTTGGGACCCGGCCACAAAGGCATTAGGACTTCTGAAGGTGGAAGAAAAGCCACAATTGAGTCAAACAACCACCATAAACAACTTTTCCAAATTGACGGATGAAGAGCTAAAAACCTATGAACTACTTGGTCGGAAGCTGGAAGGAAGCGAGGAAGGAGAGAGCGAGAAGACATCTACTTGATTTTATTCTTTACACCAAGCCAGATTATCAAGTCAACTGGCACCACAAAGTAATCTGCGATTACTATGAGCGTTGGGCCTTCGGTGACATCGACCGCCTGATGCTTTTTATGCCGCCTCAGAACGGCAAGACTGAGATAGTCAGTCGGAGAGGCCCGGCATGGGTGTTGGGCAAGAATCCTGATGCCAAATTCGTTTCATGTTCTTATGCTGCCGATTATGCTTCTGGCATTAACCGCGACGTTCAACGTATAATCGATTCGCCAGAATACAAAGAAATCTTTCCTGGAACAAAACTCAACGAGAAAAACATAAGAACATCAGCACATGGCAATTATGTCCGAAATAATGATTTATTTGAGATAGTCGGGCACCAGGGCCGGTACTTCTGCGCAGGCAGGGGTGGCGGCATTTCCGGCAACCCAATGAGTCACGGAAATATAGATGACATCTTAAAAGGACGCCAAGAGGCAGATTCTCCTGCCATTATGAAGGAGTTCAGGGGATGGTTTAGCGGTGAGTTCTTTGCCAGACAGGGGAAACAGGCAAAGATCCTCATCACCGCCACCAGGTGGACAGAAGACGACGCACCCGGTTATCTGCTCAAGCTGGCCGAGGAAGATCCAGACGCACCACAATGGACCGTGGTATCTTTTCCAGCCATCGCGGTTGAGCCAATCGCTCCATATGATCCTAGGAAACCGGGCGATGCTCTATGGCCTGAAAGATATCCGCTATCGCACCTAAGGCAGGTGCGCGCGCTGTCTGAGTTTGATTGGGCGGCACTCTACCAACAGAATCCTCATAATTCGCAGTTTGCTATTTTCAATACTGAGAAGATATCTAAGGTCAATCCGGGCGAATGGCAGGAGAAAATCAATGAAGGCAAAATTAAAACCTATGGTAGTCTCGATCTCTCCAAGGGCGGGAATGACTTCGCCGCCCTGGTTACAATCGCCATCCTGCCAGATGGGCGATGGCTCGTTTGGGAATGCGATTTATCGGTTGATGTGCAAAGCAAAAGCATAACCAAGTTGATTGAAGCACAATCTCAGTATAATTATCAATCTGTCTGGATAGAAGCCAATTCGCTAGAAATAGCAAAATCTGCATGGGACAAAGGACAAAGAAGCAATTTCGAAATATTGCTCAGGCAGGAACAGCAAAAGGCGGGCGTGGCCGTTCCTTATATCCTGGTATGGCATACTAAGCCCAAAGTAGATAGGATCAGATCGCTAGAGGGGCATTTTGGTAATGGGCAACTTTGCTTTAGGGAAGATTGGGCCAAGGTCTATCGAGAGCTGATTAATCAGTTTAGGATCTTTCCAGACAAGAACGCTCATGATGATGGACCTGACAGCATAGAGTGCCTTGTGGCTGGATTGCAAACACATCAAGCCGAACCTTCCCAATGGATACCACCAGAAAAAGCAATCGGTGGATCTGAATGCTACCAAGGCATATATTGATTTTGGAGTTATTACATGTTGAAAAATCTAAGGCAATCATTGGCGGCTAAAATAGCTCCAGAATTGAAGACCAACGCCGCAAAAATTGATCCGGCCAGCATGCCGTATCCTTATGATTCCACTGCATATGATTTCAGGCTAACGGCTGAAAATCTGCTTAAGGTTCTGGAAGCCGGGCATGTGGATAGGATTCTCATGCAAATATTTATGCTCGTGCTTAATGGCCGCGACATAAAAATCATAACTCCTGAAGACCAAGACTCCGAAGTCCTGGCCGACAAATCCAACGAAGCCCGAAAGATGCTTTGGCGTCTGGATAAGTCTTACGGCACTGAAACCCTCATGGCCCAAACGGGCCTCGATTGCATGGGATTTGGCAGTGGCCTTGTGGAATTGGGGGTATCTGATCGCCCCGATGGCACTTATTCGTTTCCAAAAACCGATATGGGCTGGAATGCTCCTCAGTGGCTCCAGTACCTAGATGCGTATTCCCTGGCAGAATCATCCTCCAGCACAAACAATACATCGGCATTTGTCCCTGGTAGGATTTTGAAGGGCATTGCCTATGATATCCAAAACAAGCAGATGCAATACTGGCAGACACAAGCAGAGGGGGCCAATCCCATCCAGCTTCCCACGGCAAGAATCCTCCATATCCGGGATAAGAAATCTAGGTATCCTGATGGCAAGAGCTACCTGGCTGGCATAGCACCCACTGTGCTGCAACTCGAATTTGTCAGAAAAGCTTTCATGCAGAATGTGAACTACAAAGGCGTGGGCAGGTGCGTAGTAAAGGTTAATGAGGTCCGGGACGCACAAGGTAAGATACTTGAAACTCCAACAGGCACGGGTAAACGGTGGGAAAGGGCATATGCTGCGGCGGTTGATTTTGTCAAAAACTATGGCAATAATAACGTAGGGGTCTTGTGGGGTGCCGATCACGAAGTAATTTTCCCGAACTTAGGAAACGTTGGTGACGTAGTTCCTGTAGATCAGTATCTTAAAGCAGAAATTCTTCAACATTTGATTCCTAGAGATTTTGTAGAGCAAACCAACCAATCGATAAGCGCAACCGGAACCCCATTATTAGAACTTTTGATGATGGTCGTGCGCGGTTGGCGTGAAATTATTGCCGCGCCGTTCGCCGATCTCTATACCGAAATACTGGAAGCCAATGGTTTCGAAGATTGGGCCGTGGAGTTTACATTTAAGGACCCATCTTTCACAGACAAGGCACAAATACGACAATTGGCAGTTCAAGTCTATATAAATGGTGGCCTATCCGAGGATCGGCTCTATGATATCATGGAGTGGCAGCCAATGCGCGAAGAAGAAAGGATCGCGTTGGCCGAAAAGAAAGCCGCATCAGGTGGTATGTTTTAGGTAGTAGAAACTCTTAAATACCTTCGCGTCTATTGATCATGTGCTGGATAACCCGACGGGGCAACAAACCACTTTCGCGGGTGGCTTTCCAGCTTACACGATTCCGCGAAAATACGACGCGAGGTATATTTAGCATGAAGCTCTATCAAGACGAAGCATGGCTTAGGCATCAATATATTGAGCTTGGACATAATATAAAGATCATGGGGGAAGAATGTGGTGTTGCTTGGTCAACTATTGCGATTTGGCTTAAGCATTTCGATATCCCAAGAAGACCTTCCGCATATGAAGGGCAACACGAAATAACTAAAGAATTTCTTGAAACTTATTATATCGATCGTGGTTGGTCTATTAAGAAATGCGCTTCCGTTGTAGGATGTGGTGAGCACGCAATTCACGATCGTCTCATAAAATTTGAAATACCTAGACGAAAGTCGAAGGTGCCTAGTGTTATTCTATCCAAAGAATGGCTCGAACTGCATTATGTTACCAAGCAATTAACTACTGAGGAATGTGCATTAATCGCGAACTGTGGACGTAGTACAATTCACAGACGGTTACAAGAATTTGGAATTTCAACCCGATTAAGTGCATCTGAGATAGCCGCTTCTGGTGTTTATTGCGGCCCGGACCACCCATCTTGGAAAGGCGGTTTATCTAAACTTCCGTATTGTTTCAAGTTCAATGAAGAATTTAAAGAGCATATTCGCGAGAAGTTTAACAGAAAGTGCTATATTTGTCCCAAAACGGAAGCTGAAAACAAAAGAAAACTCGCGGTTCATCACATAGATTACAATAAGAACTCCATTTGCAACGGGAAAGAATGGGCGTTTGTGCCGATATGCACAAAGCATCACAGCGAAACAAATGGAAATCGTTGGTACTGGTTTAATCTCTTAATCAACTATTGGGCAGCAAATCCTGAAATACGTTTGGATAATGGGGTGATGTTATAACAGTTTCCGACGCGAATATAATTTTGGCAATTCAATCATTTACAGCGTTTTCAGTTCAATCTTCTGCTGAAAATACGGCGGGCGCGAACTTAACCGCTAACATATTGTATTCATCGGCATCCCGGACTCAGGCCGCCTACACCGTCCTGAAAGCCTATGCCATAGATCAGCTTGCCATTGACTTAGAAAAAATAGGCAAGACCGCCACGGATGCACAATCAGAGAAAGCCCTAGCATATCTGATAGCCGCCTATTATGAGCAAAAAGATCCTGATGTATTCGCTAAGAGCGTTTCATTTGATGGCTATTCCGTGTCTAGGGACGGTATGTCAGGCTACCAGAAAGCCTACCAGGCATTGCTTGATGCCCTGCCATTGGCAGATTCCGGGGCAATCGCTGCCCTGCAAGATTCCGATGGCTTGATTCATGTACGCGACCATGATAATTATCCTGGGGCTTGGAGAATGACGGGGCTTGACCAAACTTCAATTGATCCATTTTGAGGTCTTATGCCATTCCCACATGCCAAATTAGTAGATCCGGCGAGCCTTGTCACCAAGGCTGCCCATAGCCTCTATAATGCGGCTTCGGCGAGTACCTTGACATTGACCGGCACACTGCCAACGATCTCCTTTAGGTGCTCTGTGAGGCTCTACACGGCAGCGGGAAAGACCGATTGTGCAGGGCGGGTTACGGTCGGATCTGAGAATTTGGACTTTCTGATAGCTGGCAAGAAGACCACTGCCACGCTATTAACCGCCTTGCCCACAATCACGACCGCGAATCTTTCTTGCATGATTGAAATCCTTGCCCTCGATTCCGGTGGTGCCGAAATCCAAAAGGAAACCGTCACCTCGATAGACATCAAGTTCAAAGATGAGGCAGAATACTATTCGCAGTCCATTGGCGGATTCGTAAAACGGCCTGCGCATTGTACCACAGATGAGACATCAAGCGCAGTCGGTGACATAATCCGGTATGCTGGAATAGATCATGTGATAAAGGCCATCCACACAATTGATGGCAGGCACGGACTGGAAATAAAAAGGAAGCTAGAGTTCTGAGGTGGTCCATATCCCTATCAAAACGTGCTCCGAAGACGGCAAGGCTGGCTTCAAATGGGGCGATCAAGGTAAATGCTATTTACACGACGGTTCTGATGAGAGCATAAAAGCCGCGAAGGGCAAGGCAGTCAAACAGGGTCTTGCCGAAGGCGGCGGTGAACTTGACGAAATTGAGATCACCAAGATAAATGCGTCTGAGCCAACCTACGAATACCTGAAAAAAATATGGGAACTTCTCAAAGAGCATCCTTCGGTATTCGATCAGATCAAAGAGGCTGCCCATAAGACCGCCAGGGCGAGCGCGGGCGGGCAAATGAAGGCCAAGTATGCGAAAGAGGCGATTGATAGCGAAATGAAAACCAACGCTTCGAGCATGGGCGGCAAAGTCATAGAGGAAACTGATGAGATAACGGTAATCCCGGCTGTCCTCATGGCAGAAGGCGTGAGGAACAAGGGGCTGCATAGGTATGAAGATTTCTCACGAGATGTCAGATGGTTTGAAGGCGTGCCGATTGTGCCGCCACATTTCGCGAGCGATCCTAGTGCAAGCCTGGTGACTCAGAAAACAAGCAAATTGGGCCAAATCCGAAACGTGAAACTCAACGCCGAAAAGCGAAGAGTGGAAGCGGAGGCAGTCCTTTTCAATCACAAATTTGATCCTGATGATTTAGCACGCATAAAAACCGGTGAGGCGTTTGGCGGTAGTATAGGATTTTGGGCAGATGACGAGCGTCTGCCAGAAACGCAAACATGGTCGGACGGCAAAGAATACAATCGCATTGAGAAAAACTTTTTTGGAAACCATTTCTCAATTGTGGCCGATCCTGCCTGCCCGCTCGGAACATGCGGATTTAACGTAAATGAGGCTAATGAAATGACTGAAACTCCCAAACCAGCAGAAACCCCAAAGGTCAATGCTGACGACGAGGCCAAGGAGATCATAGAGGCTCCCAAGGTCAACGTAGAAAATCATATCGATCTTTCTACCGTATTGAATAAACTGGATGCTCTGGCAGGAGACTTTGCCACCTTCAAGACTAACGCCGAAGCAGATAAGGCAGAAATTGCCAGGCTCAAGGCAGCTGAAGATGTTCGTATAAATGCTCAGAAGAATGCCGAGGATGCTTTGGTTCTGTCCACACTCACAAGCATGCTCCTCCCTGCCTTCAAGGATAAGAATGCTGAGTATTTCCCTGCATTCAAGGGCAACGCTGCTCTGTTCATAGCTCAGAACCCGGATAAGATCGATCTGGCAGCATTTGCTAAGGTACCGGTAATCAGTCCCACCGGGCAGGCATTTGTCCCTCATGTCAATTCCAGTGATGAAGACCCCTACGAGGCAGCCGGTGCTAAGGCAGCCGAGAACATGCTTCCGAAGAAGGTGGCTTAGATGTCTGCTGAAGAGAGAATCCAGACCGGCCCGTTCGCCGCCGTTGCATTGAAGGAAGGCGAAGCTCTGATCATATCCAGTCAGGTGCTTACTCAATCCACCACCGTTAACGATACTGTAGTGGGTGTAACCGCAATGGCCACGGTAGACGATACCGGCACGGCCCTTACTCTGACATCGGGCGATTTCAGAGAGTATTATCCGCTCGGATGCAATGAGGTAGTTAATTGTCTATCTCTGACTGCGCAGACTTGGAGGTTCGGGGCGATCGTTTACAACGCGCAGACAGCTTCCGCTGATGGCCGTGTAGAGACTTCCAGCTCAAATTCTGCCACCAAAATTGGCCGATATGTCGGGCCTGACAACGTAGCGACTTCTGGAGAAACCCTCATCAGAGTACTGCTCTGCTTTGCACCGATAGGATGAGGAGGATAAAAAAATGACTAATGTTCAGCCAAAAATGGGGCCAATGACCACAGAGCAGCTCGGATCTTTCGTTAAGGGATTCGTTAAGAAACTGCCCACTGTCATCGATCAGTATCTATACCAGCAGCCTGCTGGGCTCTTGAAAGCTTTCCCGGTTGACCGGCTCGACACTCAGACCCTCGAACTGTCCACCCGCACATGGGCAGGCGGTGAGATGGACCAGGCACTCGACGGGGCACCGGATTCTTCCAGGTGGAAATATATCCGATCCTATAAGGATCTGACCAACTCATGGGACAAGCAGGACTTCTTCATCTTTGACAGCGCCACCACGATGGCCGCTGCAAATCGGTTAGCCTCCGATGGTCAGAGAGATGTCCAGAACTACTTCACCGCGACCAGGGTCTATAAGATGCTTCGGGAACTGAAGGCAGGCAATGTCTCTGGCAACACCCATGCAGCCGGCACCGCTGGTGGTGGTTCTGCATCTGTTTGGGGCGCGGCAGGCACCGGAGACGCAGAAGCCGACATAGCCAAGGCCATAACCACCATAGTGGGCGGCACCGGCATAGATGTCAGCAAGACCACATTCGGAGTAGCATATCCATCCGAAGTCATGGATGAGTTCATGCAGCTTGATCTGATCAATCAAGTCACTCAGAGATTACAGGATTACCTCAAGACTGCCTGGAATGTCAACCTGTATGCGGTCACTCCCTGGAAGGATGGTGAGGGCAATGCGTATATCAGCAACAGGCCAGTAACCTCATCCGATGCCCTTGGCACTTCCGCTCTGGTGTTCGTGGAAGGCCCGCAGACCATGCTCGGAGGCGAATACCGGCCCAATGATATCATGCTCTCGGAGACTGAAAGAGTCTATGGTACTGGATACCGCACTTTGATGAAACAGTGCGTTGAATATCTGGTTGTACCAACGGATGCTACCGCAAACGGTGACAGCTCTCTGATCTATGAGATCACTTCGGTTACGACCTAGATCGTAACCCTTTTAGGAGGTATAAGATGAAAAAAATTCTAATAGTCACCATGCTCCTAATGCTGCTCATGCCGTTTGCGTTGGCCATCCCCGACCCCTACGATATGCTCAGGGGCAAGCAGATGATCCCCGTCGGCGGTCCGTGGATTGCAGATAATCAGTATATATATTTTGGCGACGATAAAGATTCGTACATAAAATACGATACCGCAACTGGCTATCTGGTCCTGAGCGGTGTTGCCGCTACATCACTGACAGCGGGCGGCACAGTGGGCGCAAACAACCACCTGACTTGTGCTGCAGGCTCTTCTAAGCTCGATTTCCAGCTAGGAACCGGCACAACCGATACCACAACGGGAATCAATACCCTGCATGGCGATGTCTCAATTTCGGACGGAAAAGATTTCGCGATGGTCGGAGCAGGAACTTTTGCGACCGGCACTGGCGCGGTTAGTCTTCTCGGCCCTACCACGATAGCGGACCTCGCTGCGATTACCGCCGGATCTGGGTCGGCTGCGTATGATCTTTCAGCCAGCACTGGGGCATTCACCACCTCATCCGGCGCAAATACTCTGAGCGGCGATACGACCATATCAGGCAGCAAAAACTTTACAACTGGCACTGGCACAACCGCCTTGAATGGCAATGTCACTCTTGCCGCAACAAAAGGATTCACCAAAACGGCGGGCGTGGGCGATTTCGATTATAGCCTTGGAACCGGCGCATTCAAAACCGCGACAGGCACAAATACAATAGGCGGCGCGGTTGTGTTTGCGGCTGACAAGGGAGTCACAGTCAATGCCGGAACTGGCGCGTTTGACTTCTCCGGCGGATCTGGCCTCTTCAAAACATCTGCAGGCGCAGTCACAATCGGCCCAGGCGCAACCGGGTTGACCGGGGCAACCACCATAAGCAACCTTGCCGCAATCACCGCTGGATCGGGCTCGGCTGCCTACAACCTGGCTGCAAGCTCTGGTGCATTCGCTACCAGCACGGGAACGAATACCCTTAGCGGTGATACTGTAATCTCTGGTTCCAAGACATTCACCACCGGAACCGGGGCAGTGGCGATCAATGGAGATACCACAATCGCAGCCACCAAAGGCATAACCAAGACCGCTGGTGCAGGAAACTTTGATTTCTCAGCTGGTTCGGGCACATTCAAGACATCTTACGGAATCAATACCCTGAGCGGTGATGTCTCCATAGCAGACGGAAAAGATTTCGCGATGGTCGGAGCAGGAACTTTTGCGACCGGCACTGGCGATGTCAGTCTAAACGGCGCTGTAACCATTGCCGCCAATAAGGATCTGTCCTTATCAGGAACGGGTGATGTCACTTCCGCCGCGACCATTCAAGGCGAGCAGGTAACGAGCACGGATGATATGAACGTCACAGATACGCTCTATGTCGCTGATATTGTCCAATCCAACGATGCTGCTTTCACAAACGTAGATATCACTGGAACGCTTGATATCGATACTCCAACGACCACTATCCGAAATGTGACGCTTGATGCCGATAAGACGTTAGCAGTAACCACAGCGGATAAGCTGACCGTTGGCGGCAACATCATCCCACAGGAAATGGCTATTCCATTCACCTATACAGCTTCTTCTGTGGATGTTGGTGTATTCTCTGCTAAAGGTGCATGGAATATTACCGCTGTCGAGCTCGTGCCGAGGGTGGTTGGCGGGGATGCTGGAGCCGTAAACGTAACTGTCAAGGTATGTGACAGTGGCGAAGCTCCTGCGTCTGGTGTGGCTGCTCTGAGCGCGGTCTTAGACTTGAAGGGTACAGCAGATACTACCCAGGCCGGATCACTTAGCGCAACTGTTGCATGTACGGCTGCTCAGTACATCGCTCTGGATTTCACGGGCACAATGACCGACGCGGTTGGATCGGGTACGATATGGGTTAAGAGAGTCTAAGTGACTCTCTATTATTTTTAGGGTGTTAATGATGAGAATAATAGCTTTGTTGTTTGCAGTGGCCCTCATCGGCATTTCGTCTGGTCACAACGAACTGTCGGAGTCTGCGCCACGGTTCCCGGCAGATTTGGTGATCGGAGATGCCGCCACTGATAATATTCGCATAGATCCTGACACCGGCATAACCTTCACAGGAGATGCTAAATGCCGTCTATCGATGAGGCCATTCATCGAGATTGGAGATATCGCAGTCCAAGAAAAGCCCACGGTGGTCTCTTATGGAGCTACTAAAGGCTATTCCCTTCCACTTTATGCAGCCAACGAAGAAATATTCTTCTCGGAGTACATAGCTGGCAGGTGGGACGGGGCAAGTAACATAACCATATCAGTCATTGGTTATCTCGATACGGCGGAAACCGCAGACGACGATTTCAACCTATCGCTCCAATGGCAGAACAAAGCGACAAGTAGCGGCGTGGTGCCCATCGCGGTAAATACTATCTATCAAGTTACAAACTGTCCAACGGGGCGAAATGTTCAGTATTCGATCTATAAAGTGGATTTCCCGATAGATTGGGACCTTCCCGCTACTGATCTAGCAGCGTCTGACTATTTCGCTGGGCGGCTGTATAGATCGGCGGTTGGAGCTGGTAATGTGGAGATCGCCGGCGAATTTGTGGTCACCATGATTGTAATTACTTATCAAGTTGACAAAGTTTTCAAAATATAAGAGGAACTGAAATGATGAAACACTCTAAGAAGTCTAAAGGGGCCGCCATCTTGGAGCCCGATATACAGGCCCCAAATGTATTCGATAACGTAGATAAAATGATATCAGAAATCACTGAGGAAAAACTTGAGCCCGAAGAGGTTGGCATTAAGATCTATGTCTTCCTGCCCAAACATAGCAAATCTGCCAGGAAGCTTGCCGCAAAGCAGTTTTCCGAAGGCATATCAGAGAAAGGCACTATCAAGCTACCCGACGGGCAGACGATCAAGTTTGGCGGAACCTGCAAGACCGAAATGAGGCCGGAACTGAAGGCCATGCTTAGAGATGGTGTCTTTCTGGCGGGCAAAGCGCCTCGGAAATCTTAGCTTTTGAACAATACTCTGTCGTTGCAAAGCGATGTTAGAGAAATCTAATGGAGTTGATATTGATGAGTAAAACATGGAAAACGATAGCACAAGAATTTAAGGGCCTCATAGGCGAAGTCCAAGCCACCCCGACCAGCAACACTCTTTTAGCGCGGCTAAAAGACGCGGTGACACATCTCGCCACATTGGCGGGGGCGATATCGGCTGGCAAGATGCAGGCAGATTTGCCATCTGGTGCCGCGTCTGCAACAAACCAGACTGATATCATCAAGGTGGAAGATGCCGCTCATGTGTCGGGCGATAAAGGGGTCATGGCGCTTGGTGTCCGGTCGGATGCTGCCACACCGTTAGCATCTGCTGGGGATTATCACCCATTTCTTTTCGACGCGAATGGCGCTGCCTGGGTACAGCTCGCGGGTGTCTTATCGCACTTGCTAGATTCGATAGACGTTGCCAAGATGAGCAAAGGCGCGGTCACCACCGCGCATTCCGCAATAACCGCCACGGCCACCAGCGCAGAAATCGATTGCCGAGGAT